AACTTTGCACAGCTAAAGCAAACTTTACAACAGGTAGATTTCTACCATTTACTTGAACAATTGTTCCAGATTTTAACCTCTAAGGCAAGAACTTAGGGGTTAAGTTTTTTTCCCACATATAGACCATCATCAAATCCAGCTCTGTATGCTACTTCGGCAACCATTCTCGTCTTCAAAGTAAAAAGATTTTCTAATTCACTGATAACAACAAAGGAATAATTTTTCTCCACCTGCCCTAGAAGTCTAATGAACTCGTTGTACATCTCACTTGTGTTCTCTTCACATTCTTCAATAATTTCTAAAATTCTATTGTCAATTGCTGGATCTAACCATTTTTTCATCTCATGACTCCCCTCTCAATTTGTTTAGAAAACCAACTAACATTTACAGGCAAATGTTGGCATGATATAATTCGCCCGGAGTTCTAATTGCAAATATCACTAATGAATATCGCTAAATGATGAGGTGTAATTATGGCTCTCCTGAAAGGGAGATGCCGGTTGCCTGAAATCCTGAGAAGCCGAACGATGAAACCAGCGGAACTCGCTCGTCGCATGGGTGTGTCTGAGTCTATTGTAAGTCGCTGGCTATCTGAAGAGCGCGAGATGAGTTTTGAAAATGCTGTTTTGGCTGCTCGTATCCTCGACTGTCATGCTGAGGATTTTTATGAATGGATTATTGTAAAGAAAGGCAAACGGCAGTGAGCTGTCTAGCTCCTCCCTCTCGGAGAAACTTGACATATAGTCAAGTTCTGCATTGTACCGTTATAAATGGACGGTGCTCATTCGTTTGTCATTCCTACATCGATTAACTCTATTGTTTTTGGGATTTGTATTCGTTTTCAGGAACTTTTTTTCTGCAATGACATCAAAAAACAACATCAATAAACCAAAATGCTTTCTTCATATCACACCTATCCCTCCCTACCTTTTTATCCCTATTTATGGAAAATAATATCATTCATAAAGCATTTGCGAATCTGCTTTAGAAGGGGGGGTTCAATTTTTGTTGACTAAAGTCAGATTATCATGTATCATGTCGAATCAAAAATAAAAGACAGCCATTATTACTGGACTGTCTTCTTTGGTAAATGATCAACGAAGTGCGTTCTATTGTTGGATACTGTTGTTGCTGATCCATCCTCAAAATACACTTTACAAGTTACTGGATCAACAAAGATGATTTTATTCAAATTGACAACATTCACACTGTCTAGAGCTACGAAACCGTAATCACGCCATAGCCTCTTCGCCCCTTCAAGTGTATTCACCCAATGATACATCCCAAATCGAGTATGCAATACAAAAATGCCATCCTTATTTTTGTTCGGTCGATAAATGGATACATAGAATATGTCTTCAGTAAGATCAAACTCCATGTAATCAAATTCGTCACCTTTCTTATCAACCCTTACGCAAAAGATTCGTGCTGTATTCATCATGTCATCACTTATTTCTTACGGAGTTCCTGAGGAGTTTCCATGCTTCCAATCGTCAGCTTAAGCGAAGCAGCAGCAAAAGCAACTGAGACTCCAGAGATTACCTTTGATAAAATCTTTGCTGTATTTTGTTTCACTTTAATATCACCTCCTTTACCCATTTTATATCTATCAATAACACAGCTTGAGAAAACACCGCAAGCGTAATGATAGGTGAGTTAATAAGTAATAGGCATATAGTAAGTAAAATAGATATTACTTTGAAAGGTATCTTTAGTTTCTCGGAAATATTATTTTCAGTGCAATTTGCAGGTGCCAATACAACAACAAGCAAAAGGCATATTAGCTTTATAATCAAAAGCGACTCGTTATTTACTGGTATTAGTGGAATCACAGTGAAAACGACAACGGAAACGACGAGACAAAGACTCAAAGATCTCGCATGATAACCGCCAGAAAACCGACGAAGCAATGCAAATGCAGCAAAGGCGGTAAATGTATCGATTATATGCCCCGTAACCAAGCCCATTATGAAGCATCCGGCTATTACTCCTATCAGGTTCATCGACATTGCAATACCATATGTAAGAACTTCTACGCTGCTTGTCTCATCTGGGTTAGTATCTTTTATTTTATTCGCCAAATGAGTTGCTGCCTTCTCGATCATAAGTCCTCCAATTCTTTCTTGTGGCAGGTAATCAACAAGGTGACGAGTGCTGCGACGCCTACTCCAATCACATATTTGAACTCGTTAAAATAGTTCAACAGTATGTATAAAACTGCAAGAATAGTAGCTGAGGCAAAAATAACCCCGATTAGGACAAGTAAATTGGACCCAGTATAACTTGTTTTCCAGCTAAGTTCGTGTGGAGGCTGCATGACAAATGAGAAACCAAGATTAAATTTATACAACAACCAACTGACCAAAGCCATTACTATATCGTTAACAGCCTGTATTATAAAAGTACCCATTCCTGTAGACTGAAAAACATCTCGAATAGTTGCAAACTCAAGAGTAATAAGTGATGGAGCTATGATAAGTTGAGACAAATCAAACGCCAAAATCCCTATTGCTATAAGCATTGCTGCTTTAACAGTTCGAAACTTTAAAAGGTATCGAAAAAATATAATAAACAGAACGTATTGTATAGGCATATCAATTTCGGGTAATTGTAAAACAATCCTGAATAGGTACGAAGTTGCAGATAATGTGGTTCCTATTATAATAAACTCTTTTTTGTAGTCCCAAAAAGGAAACCTGAATAGCTTAAATATGAATGCTAGTACAACGATGATATCTGCGAATCCAAGTAAGAGATATAGTATAGTATTCACTCACATGTCTCCTTTGATGACTGTTCTCCCCTACTACAATAGCCCTACTCTAACTAGTTATCAAGAATATAAAAACAAAAGCCCTCTCTAATGAGAAGGGCTTTTCACATTGGTGGAAACAATTTTTCATATGTTGCTTCCGGATCGACTTTCTTAGCAGCTTTCAACACCTTATTAATGGTTGTCTGTCGTGGCGCGTAACCCTTCTCGCCTGCCATGCTGTCTATAGTTTGACGATGCACTCCGCTCTCGCTTGCGAACTCTACAGACGTTTTCTTTTGATCGTCCAGCCATTTTCCGAATGGCGTTCTGTATTTTCCGAGACCAAACATCCTTATCACCTCACTAATCATGATGGACAAGGACGAATAATTTCATACGTTAATGTGTGAAGAAATTCGTCATATTGGACATTCACCATCGCATCAGATAGTAACACCAAAACAGTTCGTTGCTGGTTTCGCTCCACAATTCGTTTAATGCGCCTCCCTATTGAACGGCAAAACGAACAACAACTACCAGTAATGACAATGAACAATAAACTTCTGATCTGTTCGTTTTAACCACAACTGTTTCTATCGAAACAACAACAACGAGGTGGCGTGAAAGGAGTTGGTGATCGGTGATTTTGGAAGTGATCTCGTCTGCTGTGCTGGGAGGTGTTGCACTGTATGCTCATTTGCAAAAGTCTGGAGTTACAAACGACAGCGAGAAGTTGAACAAGATTTTTTCTCTGACTGGATTGAACGTAAAGGACAAAGACAAAACCTATACCGCGCAGCTCGTCAAAAAAGTAAATCACACATGGGGAACTGAGTACCGTTATCGCATTCCGTTGGGCCGCAGCTTTGAGGATTACCTGAGTAAGCTCGCTCATATTCAAGATGGATTGAACAACCGCAAGACAGTGTTGCAATTTTCTTTTACGAACCTAAAAACCATCAATCTCACTAGCCCCCTACTTCCCCAACTTAAAGCGCTCCTTGCAAAGAAAAAGACTGCAAAAAAGGAAGTGGAACTTTCGTATGATGGGCTACTCAAGGTGAAGGTTTACAATCAGCCGATACCCTCCCTTGTAAAATTTGAGGAATTGTATCCAGCTGGCAATTGGCAGGTTCCTGTTGGTTTGATTAGAGAAGGTAACTCGATAATCCATCATGATTTCGAACAGATCCCCCACGTGGTAGTTGGGGGCGCCACGAGATATGGCAAAAGTAACTTTTTGAATCTGATCATCACCACTCTACTAACTCAGCAGCCGGACAACGTACAATTCACGCTGATCGATTTGAAAGGTGGCGTGGAGTTTTCTGACTACCGAAATGCAAAGCAAGTAATTCATTATGCAGAGGAGCCAGAAGAAGCCGAGAAGGCTCTGTGTGCGCTCGTTAAGGATATGAGGGGTAAACAATCGGGCATTAAGCAGAAGGGCTACAGGAACGTTCAGGAAGCCGGAGAGAAGGTCAGGCACTTCATTATCATTGATGAGGTCGGAGAACTAAACCCTGACGAGGCTGTTTCCAAAGAGGACCGCGCCCTCAAGGAACGCTGCCAAACATATTTGAGCCAGATATCTAGATTGGGGGCAGGTTTAGGATATAGGCAAATACTCGCCACCCAATACCCTACTGGTGACGTCATTCCGCGCCAATGCAAACAAAATAGCGACGCCAAGCTATGCTTCCGCGTGCAGACAGCTACGGCCTCTCGTGTGGTCCTGGATGAGACTGGAGCCGAAACACTCCCTGAGATCAAAGGTCGAGCTATTTACCAAACAGCAGACAAAAGACAGATCGTCCAGACTCCTCTTATCGATTCACAGACCATTCGTAAGATCGTGCAGCCACACGTTACCATTCATCCTAGAAAGGAGCAGAACCATGCAGACAGCCGCCACGAAACGCATAGAGAGGCAGGAACAAATCCTGCACAGTCTGGACAGATTCGGTTTTTTGAGTAGGTCGCACATTCAACGCCTACACCGTCTAGGCGGCGACAGGAACGCCCAAAAGGTCCTCAAGTGCATGGAAGAATACCTTCAGTCGTTCCGAGAAGATGAATATGGCACAGTGTACTATCTCAATCGAGTTGGTCGGCAAATGATCGGATCAAAGAAAATCGTGCGGCGGACATTACAAACCAAACACACACTCATGCGTAACGATTACTACTTTCACATGGGATGCCCGGTCAATTGGCGAAATGAAATTAAGGTGACGGACGGCAAAACAACGCTCGTTACTGATGCTCTATTTACGAAAAATAAACGCCACAACTTTCTTGAAGTCGATAACACCCAAAGCATGGCTGAGAACAGCACAAAGTTAAAGCGTTACAAGGAAATGTTCCATCGCGGATTGTTTCAAAACGAGTTTGGGTACTTCCCTACCCTGCACATTGTAACGGTCAGCAGAAGCAGAGTCAGGCGCTTTACGGAGTTGTGCGAAGGATTGCCTATTGAGGTGTGCCAGATAAACGACATCATGTGAGGAGTGGTCAAGATGGCGAGGACAGAGGTAATCAAGTTTCGAGATTTCATGGATGGTACTTGGAAGATTCCGAAGCCTAAAAAGCACGATCTGAAGAAGCTTACAGATGCGCTGATAAAGACAGGGTCCATGGTGCCACTTGCTCTAGTCCCTGCATTGCACGCGAGTGCAGCCGAAAGTATCCCAGCTGCAGCTACGCAAGTTGTAGCAGGCGCGACTTTGCAGGTCCTAGCTCACGCACTCGATCCATTAACTCAAATACTTGTGGCCATCTCTCTTCCTGTTGCGTCAGTAGTCATGATCGGCGGATGCTTTTTCTTTATGTTTGGTCAATCTGAAAAAGCGTGGTCAACAATTCAAAATTCTGGCTTGGGATATCTGCTTATTCAACTCTCTCCGCTCTTTATCAAAGTCTTGGAGCAGATTGGAAAAAGCATATAAAAATGATACCCGCCTCCTCAATATGGAGACAGGTGATAAAAAAGGAAAGCCCCACTTTTTAGTGGAGCACTGCTACCGCTATGTCGTTCTCAGGAGGTCCAACAATCAGCGGATTGTGTCCACCTTCTGGCGGGCCAACAATTAATGTAGTGACTCCCCATTCAGGTGGTCCAAATGTAATAGGGCTTCCTCCACCTTCTGGTGGTCCAAACATTTGCCAGCCAGAACCTCCATCCAAGCTTAGTTCCCAATCAGGGCCTGTTGCTTTCATACCCCAGCGTGGACCATTATCCAGCTTTACGACTTCCCATTCAGGTCCTTTAGTTGCCATAATACCGTAACCCGGGCCGTCATCAAACCGCATTGATTCCCATCCACCACCGTCATGCAATCTCATTTCTGTCCAATTAGGTTCTGTGCCTCTCAGGATGTGATATGCCATGTTCTCACTCTCCTTTTCTTTCAATCTATCATACAATCCCTCCAGAAAATAGAAAAGCCTTCTCGGATTACTCCAAAAGAAGGCTGCATAAATACAGTTACTTATTGAATTTTTCTCTCAACTGTTTGAAAATCTCATTATTCGGATCGCTGCTCGGTGCCATTATGACCTTACCCTCTGTAAACACGACCAATTGTTCTGTCTCACTTCCGTCCGCTTTCTTACCTCTTAAGAGAACAATAACACCTTTCTCCTGAGCCACAGCATCCACAACTTCCGGCTCACTGATGACATTTGATTTATCACTTTGCATGTTCATTGCCAAAGTCATAATCGGTTGAGCCTCTGGAAGTACGTTGTTTTGAATGAAAGTCTTCTTTGCTTCTTCGTCATCTCCTTGAAGCATGACGTTAACGTACTCGACTGCGAGTTTCTTTTCGGTTTCATGTGTACCCCCACCACAACCAGATAGCAGGAGCAACGAAGCTACACATGCAATTAGAAGTTTTTTCACGAATGTTATCCCTCTTCCTTTTTTTCATAATAATACCACATAGCAAAACATAAAAAAGCCCTCCCCCGTTTTACCGGAAGGAGGGCTCATAGTGGTTCACTCTTTGATTACACGCTTTCTCAAATACTTATACATCCACTTAACCAATCTAGCCCACGCGTTTTTACCTCCAATCAAGGCAAAGCCCGAACGAATCCGTGCTGGCAAGCGGTCATAACGATCAATTACAGCGTGTTCTTTCAACTCAAGGTATTTATACATGCCGGGGAAGTGGCTCTCTACCTCTGCAATATAGCCCATAATCCTCGGGAACAGATCTGCAGCCATTAGCACCCCAACAAAAACGAGTAGGGTAATTAATGCGCCCCACTCCTGCCAGAAATACAAAACTTGTTCAATTAACATTTGCAATCACATCCTTTTCGATAACTTCACGGTTTTGTTCTCTTGTATCCACTCCACTTGTAGCCCAAGAGCCGCCGAAATCTCCCGCGCTGGGGCGTAGGACGTTCCTGCTTCGTTAATAATGGTCAATTGCTTGCCGTTGACTGTCACGGCTTTGCTGTCTGGGCACCATCCTGGTGTGACGCCTACAGCCTCCGCTACCGCACGTACAGGCAGGGATGAGACTCCATTGTTGAGGTAGCCATGCTCTGGCAGTACCTTACCGTTAATTTCGACGGAAACCTTATCCACAGGGTTATCAACAGGTTTTTTCTCCGGTTGTGAACAATCCTTCGCATAGAAATCATCGACGTACTTAACCGGATGTACATGGTTTCCGAAACCAAAACTCTGGCCATTTTTCCGAACCTCAAAATGCAAGTGTTGGCCTGTGGATTTTCCGGTGTTACCTTGCCGCCCGATCACCTGACCACGATCAACGAACTGTCCAACTGAGACACAGTAATCTTTGAGGTGTGCGTACAAATGCAGGTAATTGTCTTTGTCTTTAATGATTACTGTGTTTCCAAAACCGCCGACTCCAGTACCCGTTTGCCCCATGTTTGCATAAACAACCGTCCCAGCAATGAAAGCTTGAATTTTTGCGTATGCTGGTTTTACTAGATCAATTCCTGTGTGGAATTCTTCCCTTTCGGTGATAGGGCTCTTACGAGGACCATATGGGCTGGTTATTCGATACTCTTTCATCAAAGGAATCATAATCACTTGTTCTCCTTTCGAGCGGCTCTTTCAGCCTTGGCTTTGATCTCTGATCCGACTAGGTTAACAATGGACTTCGGCATGGGCCAGCCTGCGCGGTGAGCATTTGCGGCTAGGCTGTTCCATGTGTGATATATCAATCCGAACGTGACCCCATAAAACAGAAATCCTGGCGTGCCCATGACCTTATCCAGCAGATTTGCTATTGCTGGTAATGCAAAGAGAAACAACGTACGTGGAATACGACTCAAGCCGTATTCTGATGAATACGTTTTGTCCTTTTTAGAAGCTCTCACGCCCGTAATCCAATCAAGACAAATCATACAGAATAGTAAAACAAGGATGTCCAATCGATCAGTTCCATAGAAGTATTGAAATAACGGTGTTGCTACTGCTCCTATTGTCGCTGCCCATCCATTTGCTGGAGTTGCTACGTTTTCTAAGCTTAAAGCGAACTTCATCAGATCATCTTCCTCTCCACCCCCTTGGGGCAAAAGATAAGGGAGCTGCGTTAGCAGCTCCCTATAAAAAAAACTCTCTCCATTCTGCGGAAAGAGTTTTATCCTTCTAAAGGCATACCGTCTGTGCCCAGTCCAAGTGCCTCTAAATCAATTTTGACTGCTGGCTGCAGGTTCACAGGTACACTTTCAAATGTACGACGTCCCGCAATAATCAGCGCTACATAGATCGCTACCATAAGATCACCTCCCTTCAAAGAAATAAGCCAGATACCAAGGTTAGTTAGTAGTGTTTTCAGCATCGATCATCCCCTGCACTTCCGCTTGGAGATGGACCGGAATTTGATCTATGGTTCGTCTTCCAGCCTTCACCAAGTTATAGTAAATATCTGCCATTATTTAGTTCCTCCAATCTGAGATTTAAGAGTAAGAAGTTCCTCATATACCTGAGCAGTTGCCTCCATAATCATGAGCTTGTCTTCTTTTTCTGCCGCAAGCTCAGATTCCAGTTGAGCGATTCTTATCCTTGGGTCTTTGGTGTTGTCCTCATTGATTTCTGTAATTGGTTTCGGATTTCGATATTGCATCAATCAAAAGCACCCCCAAATCCATTTAAAATCACTGTTTCTGTTGCAGTTCCTTTTGTGACTTTTAAATGAATGTTGATTCCCCACTTGCCTGACGTAGATGTTGTATTTGTGAAATGATATCCACGTTTTGCTTGTACTTGACTCGTAATGTTTTCCCAAGTGGGATTCGTGTCATATGCATTATTACAGGCTTCCACAAGAAGAACAGCACCGACTGGAATGACAGCATCCATAGTTACAAGTATCCGGTTAGCCTTTTGGTTGGTGGTGAAGAAACTTTTCACATCAGGATTCGAATAATTGAGTTTAAATTCTATTCGGTCATCTGTACGAGTGAATGTAAAGATGCGATCGGAATAGGCTCCTTGATTATCAATAGCCCGAATTTTCAGTTGGTGCTGTGCTAGCGATGTGCGTAGCCATTTATCTGTTGGAATCGTTACGGTGTAGTTTTGACCGTTAACACCCGGGAAGGAATTAAACAGTACATTGTCTAGGTAATATTCAATGGTAAATGGATTCCCTTCTGGGTCAGTGACGCTAAAACTCTCAGATGGAGGAGTACTGACTGTTCCCAAGTTTTTATCTGTACCTGAAATAACTGGAGGACGATTCCAAACGACCTTAAAAGTTCTCGTTTGGTTTGGTGACGTACCACCTTTATCGTCCTGTGCCCAAACATCTAGCGTGTGGTTAGTTCCTTCTGCCAAGTCATACCCTACAACATCCGTAGCGCCATCCCAGAGTCGTTTATTGCGATAGGTTAGGTTCTTGGCAAAAGAAATGGGCGTACTTCCGTCAGAGACCCCGGAGTTAATCGCCCTAGCAGTTCCATTATTGAATTTGTACCAAACAGTTACAACGTTACCGGAATCTGATTCTATTGCAGAGCCAGCAATTACATATGTGTTCCCTTCCGTCAATGTAAGATTGATAGTTGGATCAGTAAACGGAAATTTTTGTCCAAGTTTTTCTCCAGTGTATTCTGGATCAACGCCTATCTTATTGAAAGTATCCTGACTTACTTGGTATATTCGAAATCCGTCAAAATACGCATATTCCCCTTCGTCCGCTGTAACAACACCCCATACAGTGAGTGCATTAGCAGCAGCGAGATCAGTAGGAGAAATTTTTACATAGGATATATTGAATTTGGTACTATCAGTTAGTTTATTACCATCCTTATAGGCAGAACCGTCAGCCCTGAATGACACCTTACAAAACGCAGCATCAGCATTACCGTTTTTCACATCTACCAGTGCGATGTAGTATTGACTCTTGTCAACAAGACTTAATAAATCTCGACTCCAAAACCCACCAGTAGCCTTGCTGCCGTATCCAGAAATAGAGTATCTGATACTGTAGTTCCCATATTTCTTATTGTTAGAATCGAGAGTCAAAGAAATATATACTGAACTCTTTGTCCACTTACTTGTGTCCTCACAATTACCATCTGCCCCTAGAAGATTCTCTGGTGGTGAAGTGAGTTTAAGTGATGGTGACGTATTTAATGCCTCAAGTACCGGTCGCCATCCACCCATTGCTTGTGAAGATTTAGCTGTATCATCACAGTACCTCGCTGAGTTGTAACCTCTTACAACTCGTCCTCCTGCCGTAGCATCTTGCCCCCATGTATGAGCATAGAACCAATTCCAATACTGATTATGCGTGCTATTCAAATCAGAACTATTTTGTGTGGTGTCAAGGTCAGAGCTTGTAGGTACAGGCAATCCACTGATTCCTGCCTCGTTTACAATAATGCGATCCCATTCATTACTCGTAGGAGAACCACCTGCATAATTATCTGATCCTCGTCTGCTAGTCCCCCCTGTAAGTAGTCGTAAAATATATTGTTGACCATCAATAGTAACATTCTTTCCAAATACTAAACCTAGATCATTCAATGCATCCCATGTAATACCCCAAAGTATGACCCTATCTGAGATTAACAATCTTTTTCCATTATCATTAACCTCTCGCCATTGTATTTTGTATGCGTCATGAAAATCTGTATCTCCTATATAGAATGTATAATTCATATGCGGCGGTATATTTCCGGGTCCGGCAGCTCCTGGTGGAGTTATGTTAGGGCCCCATGGTCTTGTGGGTCTTTCCTTCTTTGTCGAACCAAGATAAAGCGTTCCGAGTTTAATTAGGTCTCCTGTTGCCATTGATGCTTGCCTCCCTTCTGCAATTGTCCGTTATCAGCATGGTTATTGTTCATATACTCATACCTCCAAACGTGAATATGCCGCGTTGTAGTAACCGTTTGTCAACGCGATGTCATCAATCGTTTCCAAACCATCATCAAACAAGTTGTGACTGAAACTATCTGGAAACGTAGCTTTGATTGTATCGATTTGGTTTTGCAGATTGTTGATTGCAGATTCAAATTCCGATCGTGGAATATGGATGTTTGTGTTGTTTACGTGTGCATTGAAGTCCGATACTGTCACATAAGCAGTAGGTAGGATATTCGCAGTAACTGATGTTGCATTTCCCACAGCAACATTGATCTGAAATTCACGAGAATAAGAACCAGCGATAATTGGTGGGATATAATCCCCGTTTGGTCCAGCATTTGCGTATGCATATAGGATTTCCCCATAATCAGGGTCATTTGCGAAAATTCCAAGTTCACAGGAGAAAGTAATCTGATTGATATTTGAATTCTCAAAAACTGCTTTGATTTGTGCAGTGTCACCATTGATCGCAAATGAACTAATCGGAAAATATCCGATTGGTTGTATAAGCTGTGTCAAATTACTTGGATCGCCATTGACTTGCCCCGAACCAATCCCCATTTTTGTATAGACAAGCGGTTTTCCTGTCTGTGATTTGGCATACAGGATCTTGCCTAACTCCGTAATGACCATCGTAATGTACTGTGCCAATGGTTACGCCTCCTTTCATTATTCCGGATTTGGAAAAGTGAGTTGTGTTGTATCTCTCATTGTGACAATCATCCCGAGATAATCTCGCCTAGTTAACTCAGTTTGCCATGCCACATTCAAACGCACTGTAGAGGGTTTTGGGATGATGTAACCGACTGTGATTAGTTCCACACTCTGCAAACCAAGGTCGCCACGTATCGTACCTTTCATGGTCATATCCTGATTGTCAGTAATCATCAATTGTGCATCTGGAAAAAGGCTATCCCACATGTCATAAATCTCAGGAACAGTGCCATCCCATTGGTTTTGTGCAATTTTTGCTTTTAGAGCAATTTGGTAATTGTGATCATCTAGGACAGGGGATGATCCATCCGCCAATTGAAAAGGCAGGAACCTTGTCCTGCCAATTAATTCGCCTAACGTATCCAGTTGTACACCGACTGCATTTTCAACATCAAATGCGCTCGGGATGATATTAGATATTATCTCAGCGTCATCAGCTTTTTGCAGGAGTGCTGATAGCCATGACATGAATTTTGGGCGGTTGTAATGTTCTGATGTAATCAGGTCTAAATACGGTTGAATCGCCACGTAATCACCTTCCTTATGTGACGTTTACGGTTACGTGTGCTGCCGATCCTCGCGCAGCTTCGTTAAATAGCAACACGATGTCTGCCGTTCCTTGTGGCTGTCCGGATTTAGCAGCAGTTAAGCCAGTAATCGAAAAGTACGGACTTGTCGGAATTCGGTTTGCCTGTAATGCGGCACCCCATAAGCTGGATAAAGTCAAGTTATTACCTAGGAATAAACTGTTGATGTAATCAGCTACATAGCTTTTCATGTCTTCTGTTGTCTGATTTGTATATCCAGATAGTTTCTTGACATTAACGACAACATCAATATCAACATAGGTAGGACGATAAAATCGAATTGGCGTAATTTGATCATATCGGTCTGTTATGTCTACCTCTGTTGTTCCGTTTGTATAGCCACCAGGAGTTTTTCTTGTAGCAATGGCCTCTGCGATATCTTGGTCAGATCCACCTTCTACAACGGTTGTGATGGAATGCTCGGGGTGCCCCATTGCGTTGGTTTGTCCTGTATCGTTCTCGTATACTTCAAACCGTGTAACGCCACTAACGTTCGCCACGGCCCCTTTTATGCCTTCGAGCACGCTACGACTTGGATTCGCAGTACTTACTGCTTGTTTTGTTCGTAATTTAGGATCGCTTTCAACATCGGTTCCCGGCGTTGCATCTACCGGATTTGTAATACTCGTCCAACCTAAAGTTGGGGTTTCGATATACTTGATCGTATTTGCAGGTGAATAAATAGCACCAAATGTTTGGCATGTTGCCACAGTAGATACAGTCCCATTTGATCCAATGGTAACTGGTGACAAGAGATTCCACTTCATCCCGTTTTCATCTCTTGCAATGCCTTGCGTAATGACAGTGCCTGGAGTGCCACTTAAAACTACTGGTGCCGTAGATGCTGATTGTCCACTTCGCTTGATGCCATTTATACCCACGACTACATCCAATCCTGTTCCTACGGCGGTAGATGGACCTCGACTGTTATAGGCGGCTTGTGCAGCAAGGAGAGCATCATAAATTTTATTCGAGAATGCAGAAATCAACTGATAATCTTGACTATCGTTTCCAAGATAAACATCTTGTCCAAAAATTTGTTTCGCTTGAGCAATCAAATCATCTCGAATATCCTGATATGTCGGCATATGGAATCCACTCTCGTCTATATAAGGTGCGAAGTAAGCCATGTTTATCCTCCTTTCGTCAGAATGTATAACCTATTGGGATTGTCACGCCAAATGTTGTTTCAGCTTCCCCTCGAAATGAATAGGTCCGGTTTGCGTATGAACTTTGAAACTCTATGATATTTGCGACGTTTGGTGTCCCTAGTATTCTTTCTTGAACCAACAAATCTACTTGTTGCAATTCCCTCTGATCTCCACGAGTTCCTAAGATATTTTGAAAGAGTGGTAGTCCATCATCCTGTTGTTCCCACCATTCCCCTTGCAACAGCAAAAGCCTGGTTTTAATCGCTTGTCCGACTGCTGCGGCATCAATCAACCATGGTTTGCTCATTGTGTAATCACCATTTTCGAGTGGCCGATATCTCATTGATCCACTTGACCCCCTCCATTTATCCAGTTGGTATAGTCAGTTTGATTCGTGATGTTTTTACCGTTTATGCGGATCGCTGGAGCCACTATATCGATTGCATCCTCTTCCTCATCAGTGATTCGAATGAACATTGTACGTTTTTCATTTCGTAATTCAACATGCTTCGTTGAATACTGCTCCACCTTATTCGGCTGGCTCCATAATCCAGGAATGGCGATTGCATCTGACAAGTCATGTCTACGTTTATCAATCTGGTTTTGCACGCCACCATTGGAAAACCAAGCATCAATGCACATATCAGAAAAGACGACAAGGCATTCATCTCCTTGTTTGACAGGGAATGTGAGGACATATCCACCACCTCTAGGGAATTGAACCGGAACATCCAACAATAACGGAATTGGAACCCATTGATACTCTAAGTTTTCCTGCCGTACATGTTCACGAAGAGCAACTTGAACAGTAGCCGTCTGAGTGACTGGGTCAAATTCTTGGATGATGCCTGGCACACTGACTCGCAGTTGATTAAATATCCGGTCCATTAATACGTTATTGAATTCAATCTCATTGTTTTTAAGTCTTTCATTTATTGGAACAGGCATACTAACTCCCCCAAGGATTTGCATTTGGTGATACAAGCAAACCTGGAATAAACCCTCCAGCTTGCGAGACGGTTGTACACTCTGTGTACCAGTTGTCACCTCGTGTATCTCCGCTGTGACGAAGTTCCACTATTCGGTAAATCCCTGCTGTATCAAGCGAACGAGGAATTTGCCCAAATTGAAAAGTGTGTGCTTGAATCAATTGATTATTGATGCGGACAAGTGAATTTAATCTCAAACGTGGATTTAGCAAACATTTGAAAGCAACACCGTAGTCACTTTGCATCGGAGTTCCAATCAGTCCAGATTCGGGGGCTAAATCAACAATTTCGTTTTTAGGATAATCAGTTGCCTTGATGATGTTTACTTTGCCGTCTTCCGTGTAAAATGTCGCAGCATTTGATTTTGCTACTTGTCGCAGATAGTCTTGCGATTTACCGAAAAACACTTTGCCTCGCGTTAATTTAGCCTCTGACAAACCTTCCGAGATAGTCCCAAGTTGCATAGGTATTCGGGCTTTACTTGCCACATTTCCGATGATATCCCTTGCTGTTAACCCCTTAGCTGTAGAAAAAGCGACGAATGGCCCGAGATTCAAGGCTCTGTCGCTATCAAGAGAATTAAGAGTCAGTTTATATGTCACACCATCCTCTTTGCCTCGAATGGCCTGAACAACATCCCCCATGAAAATTAATCCATATTGTTCTCCTTCATATCCTGATTCAATATAGATTGTGTCCCCTTCATTGATGAGTTGATTCTCGGTTTCAACATTTAAGTTGTATATTGTCACATTAGAAAATTGAGGCTGAAACATGGTTTTGTAAACCTCAAAAGTGCATCTGAGATCAGATACGTCAATAGCAGTTCCTTTTGCGTTAGCAACAAGCACACGATAACGACGTCCATATAGAACATTCCCATTCCGCTGACTGTTTGCAACCACACCATAATTTGTTGTTGGAATGAATGCATCATTGATAGGACCTAAGCCCGCTTGGACGTTTCCTGTCTGCCCAGTCGTATTCGCATCCGTATTCATCCCCGGCGTATAGGCGGTATTAGCAGCGTTTGCAGCTTCTCCATTCGCGTACTTCAGGTAAATGTTTAATCTACGCTGATAATCTCGATCTGGTATCTTTGGACCAACATATTGAAGTGAAAACTCCCGGAAATTCTGTTTAGATGCTTTCCATGCTCGTCCAATGACTTTTACAGCTACCGCAGTAGCAAAATGGTCATTACTCAACACTAATGCTGTTTGCTGTTGTAAAGTAGAAGGCCATGCTAAATGCATTCGAGATGCGATTGCTTTGAATGATTCAGTGTGCCATTTTGGCCATACTTGACCAGGACCTAATGCGTTTCCGTTGTCCCCTGTTTTGTTGGTAAAGTTGGTTTCGGCCTCCAGTGTAGCTAGAACAATCGGAAGATCAACACCTTGTACTTGCGCTTCATATATAGCGATGTTCCGGATATCTCCCACATAACCACCCCCAAAACTTGACGAAAAGAAAAACGCCCCTAAAAGGAGCGTTTTCGAAATGATAATCATTGTATTCATTCTTTTGAAATGCTGATGTCCGCATGATCTTTGCCATCATATATTCGCATATTAACGTTTTGTTCTGATGTAGTTGGATGTACATAAAACACCGCATTTAAGTGTACTTCGCTATTAGTAGGAAATTCAAAATTTCCGAGTATATTTCCATTCGCAGCATCCATGATATATTCTGGCTTGATGGCCAATATGTCTAATTCGTTTCCTTCAATTATGTTTTTGGGCACCAAAGCAAAATTGTCTTTATTGACCTCTGGTGTTTCAGAACTAACATTTGTTAGTGTGAATGGCACAACCCATACCTGTAGCCCTTTTGCCTCGGTTTTATGTGTGATCTTGATTGAACCATCATCTCGAATTGGGGTATTCGTTTCCGCGTACAATCTATACGTGAATGCATAATCAATGATACTTGGATTTAATTTAAGAATTATCTGCTTATTATTTTTCATGTAATTCAAAAGGTCATTGCTTGAATTAACGACGCCCTTGGATTGCAAAAATTCAACAAGATCCTCTAGGTTTTTGACACTGTCTGGTATCTGTATTTGCTCTTTTGATATAAGGGAAGAAGTTTCTGCACTTACTACTCCTGCGGACGTCATTGTAAAAGCAATCATCATTATTATCGAAACAAGCAATTTAAAATGCATGTCCCCACCACCTAATTTTAGTCATGGTAAGAGTATCATAGAGGTTATAGATTTTTTGTCAAAAATTGTCGAGCAAAGCAAATTTTCTAGGGGCTATCTCCCCAAACAACCAAATGGTTTTTACCCAGTGAATCAAAGGTAGGCATATCATCATTACCTGATGTAGAGATTAAAGTTGCGCTTCCAATGCCAAGATAACTAAATTGTTCTAATAAGTTTGCGGCAGGGTATTTTCCTAGAAGGATTGGAAGGGAGTCAATCAACAACGTTCCAGTTAAATGATCAGTTATAGACATAAACCAATAACCACCTAGTGCATTGTAAGTCAATGAAAAATCCAATGTAATGTTTCTATTGTCAACAGGTAATGTACAAGTGAACGTTTGATTCATACCAGGGATAATTGGCAAAATCGTTGTTGGCATCTTCTACCCTCCAGAAAGCAATTGGGTCACTTGACGGATAACAGATTCATTTGGCTTCACAGGTTCAACTTTTCCGCGATTTGCTTGACTTGTAACAGCTGCTTTTGCGCTTATTTTCACTGTTCTTACTTGTGCAACCATTATCTCACGTAATAATACTGTGCAACGCAATGCATACAGGGTCGTGTAATCATCAGGTGCTGATATCTCCTCAATCAGCATGTTTTGATATAGCCCAAGCCGTGAATGTACCTGTAATGGCACGCGTAGTGCCTGCAATTCCTGGAGCACCTTGAAGGCTTGAACCGATCGACTCCACCCACCTGTAAATTGCCCCGGAATCAAGCTTGTTGCTGTGTCAGACATGCCTATCTCCATACTTACTTCTTTAGGCTGAAGAAAAGCATGATCTGTTAATGCAGCCCCCGTTTGAACTGGGTGTTGCGTGATATTCAAACGGCTAGTATGTGTTGATCGTAAAATAGCATCAAAAAACCAACCACCAATGTTTGTCTTGAGGTAGACAAGGGAGGCGATTGGTTTGCTGCTCAAATCTAATAGGGGATTCATTGCTCTTCCTCCCTTATCCAAAGATTGATTTCATATTGCGGATATTCAAGCCCGACCATTGAGACCATTGTTGATTAGCCTCCTGAGCTGCTGATTTTGGATCAGTACTGGTAATATGGAATACTGGTTTATTTTCATTTTGAATAATGGTCTGATTTGAGTTTGTTGAGTACATATAGTTGCCAGCATACGTTCCAGTAGAAAGCGCCTGGTAACGCTCGAACACCTCTGGATTGATTGCTCCAGCCAGTAGTGTTAGACCATTCTTTAGGTCGAGATTGTAACTCTTGAGCCCTTTAATAAACTCGGATTCGTTTAGAGCCTTCTTAAAAGCAGGTTCCAATCCCCTTGGTAGGTTGTTAATACTAGCGTTTAATTTATCGTTTTGCTTGTCTGCCCCCGCGGTGGTTGTATTGCTCAAAAATGGATTAGGCGCTTTATCATCAGCAACCATGAAGTTGAAAAAGTCCTTGACCTTTCCGCCATAGTGATCTGCAAAGGAATCTTGTCGCTTTTTCAATTCGACAAAATCCCCTAACGCCTTATCAATTCCCACATCATCACCAGATACCCATGCTTTCGCGAGTCTTAGAGTAGCTACAACAGAATCAAGGGTGTTTTTGATTCCTTCGAGCGCAAACCTCAACGTCCCAGAAATAAAATTGCTGAGTCCTTCTAAGATAACTTGAACTTCATCTAATTCAAGGAATTGAGAAACCAGGTCAGCTACCCAACCAATCGTTTCGATAATTACCTGACTCAAATCAAGTACCGACTCGAGCAATCCAGACAGGATTCCATCATTATTCAACTCATCAAAGAAAGCAAATACCCAATCTGCAAATCCTTTTACAATCTTGTAGATCAAATCGAATGCAGACTCAAACGACCTTTGCAACGACTCAAGATAGCCTCGTTCATTAAGTCGCTGGATAAACGATCCTATGCCCTCCGCGGCACGTTTTATCCATCGGTCAATGGTTTGCATTACCTGATCGAAAGCGCGTCCAAATCGGTCGATTACACCCGTATCCTTTAGCATCTTGTAGAAGTCGATTATTTTCTTCCACAGAGGACCAAACGCACTGTTTCCGCCCTCAACATACGTATAGAAATCATCAAGCAACAGGAGTATGCCTGTGATTAATAAGCTGATTCCGATGAATGGTGCTTTAATTGCGATAAACAGCCCTAACAGAGCTGTAGTAATCACTTTAATCGATGTAGGAACTTGTTCCCCCAGCATCATAAAAAGCCGTAGAATATCTCTTCCGGCTTTGGTCATTGCAATCCCTAATCGGACAAACCAGCTTAGGAATTGCGCAATATCTTTGGTCCATTTCGGCATGCTCTTTATGATCGCATTATTTAATCCGCCGAACCCTTTTTTGATGTTCTTAATCGGTCCCTCAAGATACTTAAACAGGTAAAATCCAATCCATTGAAGCCCATATGTAGCTTCCAAGCGCATCCGTTGGAATTCGAATTTAATGGATCGGATCGTCTTCATTTGGTTCTGAAATTCAGGAGGCGGCTTCATTTCGTTGATTGTAGCTCGCAATTGCTGGAAGTTTCGAAGCAATTCTGGACTGAGGTAAAGGTCCTCAATCGTTGCGTTCATGGCTTTCAAAGTGTTATTCAGCGATGCAGCAGCGTCCTTTGAAATCCACATCCGTGTAGCAAACTTTTCGTTCTCCAAGTCAGCTTGCGCCAAATTGCCAAGAAATTTTGCAATAGCGACATTAGCAGTTGCTATCGTGGTGGCTATTGCCGTTCCTGCAACAGCAAAGCTTTTGACCGTAGAACTTGCAAAACTCTTTACGCCTTCTTCTAAAGTTTCAATTGCTTTGTCAGCTTGATCAAAAGACTTTTGATCTACAGACATTCCTAATGAGACTAGATATTCCTTAATTACATTGATCACGGCAACATCCCACCTCCTTGCAATTCGGCAGCTGCTTTCGCCCTTCTTGAATTCTCAGCTTCCACTTCCATCATTTCGTGAGCGTCCAACAAGTCGTCAATATCAAATACATCCTCAATCAAGTCCCGGTGGTTCCATATCTTTGCCATGACTGGTGCATATGCAAATTCGTCAACATTAATTAGCCTCGCTGGTTCGAAACCAATCCCGCCACCAGCCCCTGTAAACCGCTTCCTTGAAAAAAACTTGTCACATTGAACGCCAAGGCATGTACCATCAAAGCCATGACCGTTGCTGTGTCATCCTCCATGTCCTGGACGCCAAACATTCCATTTTCGTTCATGACAGGCGCTGGTCCAGCTGGTAGTAGTTCAAAGCATACCTTTAACGCCTGTTCTTGCAGATAGTTGAAATCTTGCTCAGAGATATTGGATAGTTGTTCGATCGCACCAGAAATATTGATGTCGTCAACGTTAACGCCCTCTAGAGATTTAGCGTTGTTCATCTTGATCCCAGCGAAGAGAGGCGCGAGAATTTTTGTTACTTTGATCAATACAAATGATCCTGTTCTGGCGGGGAACTTTTTGATCCGGAAAGTACGTTCTCCGATTTGCACGTCTTTATGTTTAATTTGCATATCAATTCCTCCTCAAATTAAAAAGGGCCATGACTTGGCCCATTATTAAGAAACTGTCATGTCAACATCCGCAGCCATCAAGTTCCATGTTACCTGTTGTCCTTGAGATTGATATGGTCGGTCAGGAAGCTTTTGGAACGAAACACCTGTGGAGCGAATCATATCCTGCATTGCGGGTGAACGAATCGTGATTTTGACTTGTGCCCACTGATTCGTAGGGGCTTGCTCCAGGTAGTTGTACAGTTTCAATAGCCATTTATTTAGTTCGGATGTTTGCTGAACGGAAATAGCGTGCGTTCCGTTTCGACCCATGATTTTGGATACCATAATCGACCCATCCGCAGCTACATCGTGAGAGGATCTGTCCGTTGTCATCGATGTTGAAATGCTCCCCAAACCGTTGCCAGTTGCCACATATTGCCCCATAGACGGGTGAGAAATGACCATGGATACATCTGCAAAGCTATAAGTTGAGTAGGACATACTCTATTCCTCCTTCCTATCGATTTACTATAACGCCGATAACTGCATGCTCAATTGCTCCGGCCAATTTAACTGGCACATAAATAAGTGGAGCTTTCCTTGCTTCACGATCTGCCTGGGATTGGCTTGCGATGCTTTCTGCCAACACCAAATAACCCTTGGTCAAGACGTCGCCTTTTTGCAATGTCAAGACAGGGTTTGCGTTCCAAACACCAGGAGCTAACGCGCCACGAGTTACTGATTTCTCGCATTGATCCTCAATAGCGCTGATAAAGAGCGAAAGTCCGTCTTCTGTTTGAGGAATCTTTCCAGCTTGCACCAATGCGTTTGTAGCTCCGATTTGGATTTCAGCAGTCAGCATGTCCAAGTTCAGCACTTCATCGAAGTGTGTTCCATCTGCCATCGTGCCTTGCACCAGCAGTTGATAACTTGGTCCATACGTCGTAAAGACGTTTCCGTTTACGCCCAAGATGTAATTGACTTGCGTAGTGCTCAGAGCTTCTGGAGCAACTCCTACCAGCGTTTTATAAGCCAAGGTGAATGATGAGTTAGCTCCACCAGTATTCAGCCCCATTGCTTCTCCCATGGCGGCAGCTCCTGCATGAGCAGTTTTGCTGTAAATGCCAAAGGTACGTTTGTAGCTCGCACTTTTAAGGGTTTCCATGATGTTTCCTGCTGTTCCGCTTGCAACATCGGCATCTGTTGTTGTGTAAAAATACACAGACTCTGGTTTCATTGCTTCTACAGCAGCAGCTACCGCTGTAATCTCTGCTTTTACTGCATCTACTACATAACATGCGTACCAGTCGTTATTTGCAGCGCGGCATGCATCTACAGCCTCAACAGCCGTCTCGCTGCCAGTTTCATCCCATCGACCGATTACCACTTTTGATGGAGTAGGGTTTTGGCTGAAATAGAGTGTTGCAGCCGCATATTCCGGTTCTGTTCCTGTCCATCCACCTGACTTCATATCTGCAACACTTGAATAGATTTTTACGCGGTCAGTTGCCGAAATGACTGAGGATGTTCCGACAATCAGCCCAATATTAAATGTTCCGGCACTCTGCGCAGTAGGAGACACGGTCACGTTGACTCTTACGATATCATCAAGAGATTGTGCCAAGGTTAACCACCTCACTTGTTAGGTATGACTTGAATATCCGCAGACTGAATGTAGTTAACTTCCGTCGAACGGACGACTTTTTCATTAAATTGCGCGGTAAAGTTCGTGCGTTCCCACCATTGTCCCGCAAACAGTTCAGGCAAGCGAAATGGTGCGGAAACGTTTGTTACTAACGCCAACGGCGCGAACGTTTCGGGCTTCAAATGCAAGCTGTTGCGAATTCTATCAGCATCGTCAAAGCTACTTGGACCATAGAAGGTCCACGACACTTGAATTACTCGTGTATAACTTGCTGATCGTGTCGCGGTTGTTTCGGTTGCTTTGGTGTATGAGATTTCTGCTTGTTGTACGATCGGATCATCAGCTAGCGTCACAAGAATAAACCCGACATTATCCGTGCGTTTCCAAGCAGGCGCACCTTCTGTCGGGTATCCTATGCGGATTCGTTTTTGACTTTCTTTAGCTGTTGGATCGAGTCCAAGGTTTTGAATTGTGCAATTCCAGAAGATGTTCTCGATATCTGAGAGTTGAAGTACACTGTCTGCCATTTAATCACCAGCCATTCGTTCGGCAACAGCTTTCCAATAGCCATAATCACCATAAGGGAATACTTTTTTCACCCTGTACCTGTCCCCACGCCATTCGATTTGATCAGATGTACCTTCTTCGTTGGTGGTATTGATGGAGACAGTTGCGTAAAAACTCATCATACCGGTTGCGCGGTCACCCTCTGGTAATTGCTCCAAAGTTTTTGCATCTGCCACGGTGATTACGCCCAACATTGTGATGATTGTTTCAGTTTCTTCAGGACGTCCAGCGATCCATTCGTTAGACTTGCGATGGACGATGAACGTCTGGGCAAAATCAGGGTCAGTAATGACTTCACTGACGTTGAGCACACTATCCCTCCTTAATAACGAAGGTAATGGCTTTACGCATTTCTCCCTCGTTTATCAAAGGTCTATCGCTGCCTTTTTTCTTGATTGTTGATGGTGCATTTGGCTCCCAACCATTTACGGGATTAGTGAACCAATCTCGAGCGAAGTTTTGGCCCATTAACCCGGCCTTCACCAATTCCGGTTGTGGGTCCTGTCCATTCAGAGCAGTTTGCAACACATTTCTCAACTGTCCAGCGATGGCGTCCTTGTTATGCTCGATAGCTGGCTCAAGAACTGGACGTGGAGGAGATTGCCAAAGTGGGGAACCATGAGTCTGTATCCATAATTGATACGCCTTGCTATATGACATCTCGCCACTTTCCACAGCAGGGTTCATTTCCTCCCGCATAACTCTCTGTCGAATGCCATGGGAATGGATATAGAGCAACTGAGCATTTGTGATTGGTTCCCCGTGTTCTTCAGGTCTCTCTGAACCTTCAGGAATCCCTACATATACTTGCTTTTTCGCCAACTCGTCTAAAGCTTTCTTGATCTCATTGGTTTTATCAATGCCAGTCGTCACTTGGGAGAACGCACTAAACATGATGTATCACCTCAATACACATACATGCCGCCTTTTCCGACTATTTTCCCAATTGTCGCAAGCTGCTGACCAAAGGTAGTAAGTTTCCACGCTGCCCAACCATCTAGATCATTTGCGAGGAATGAATAGTCTCTACTTACAGAGACATCTCCAACAGATTTAGAAGTGATCAATCCTCTTGATTCTCCGGCTTTTAATACACCCGCAGCCCCACTATTCGGGTCGGCTGTACCCTGTGCATAGAGAGTGAGGAAATGGGCGATAAACCACCCCATAGCGACTTTCCAGTATGCATTCCATCGCGCTTCCAGGATACAAGCATTGGCTAGATCAATGTACATTTGCACAATCTCTTGGGGAATAACTGTTTTCCCGTTTGCATCTGGCCCGAACTGAGGATACATGGTGGTAAAGTCATTATAAGTAAACGGGGGATTGGTCCCGGTTCTTACATTGGAAGCAATCCCGATGATTCCAGCAGCACTCATATTGCCATCATTTGCGATCGACATATGGGCTCACCTACTTTATTTTTGTTGTTCAGATTGTGATTGTTCAGTCTCAGCAGTTGTATTCGATTCTGCTTCTTTTTGGGCCTGTTCTTCGGCTTTTCTCTCCGCTGCACTCCTTGCTCTGGTGCCAGCTTCTGCATCTTTTACAGACTGCTTGCTTTCTGTCACTGTAACGTCACTTGTTTGGCTTGCGAGTTTGAACATGGAGGATTTCTTTACCCAATCTGGTACCTCAGTAAAGTCATGAGCACGTACCACGACAGCAGGCTCTTGGCCTGCTGGATGGTCAAATTGAAAAGCCTTTTTCGAAAAGATAAGCATATTGTTTGTCCTCCTTAAATCCCGTCGCCGTAGCGAGCGCATTGAGTATACAAGAATTTAACTTGTCCAATCTGAGCAGCGTAAGCGGTTAGATAAGCCATTTCTGTAACTTGTGTTTGTGTCATTACACGGCTTAGTGGGACTGTAAGGTCGAAATTCACGCGGTCTTCATCGTTGACATAAGCGACCATGCGATCAGTTCCACCTGTACCTGCTCCAGCGCACCAGCGAGACGGAGCAATCGTAAGTTCGATTCCTTGATTTTTGCCGATGTTGTTATCTAACAGGAACTGCAAGATGGATACGTTACCAGCCTCGCTTACTTTTGTACCAACGATGTATGCGTATTGCTGTGGCGGAATCAGGATGTGGTTCGCCATACCTGTTAAATCGTACTCTGAGGCTGCCCATGTTGCCGTTATGATTGAATTTACATCCGACAGAATTTCATCAGGTGTTTTCTGATTCCATTTAGATTGACCTGACACGCCATTAGCCACGGCTGCCGCTGTAATATCTGGGCTGTTCACCAGACCGTATACTCCAGCACGAGGAACACCTGTATACACGATGTTATCAATAGATTTGTTGTAATTCAGGCGGATACCCTTGTCTAAGATATCATCTAGGCTACGTCCGATATTCTGCAACTTCTGTTGATCAACGAAGGGAACCTTCAGGATGTTCGCAAAGTTGAAAACTTTGTAAACGTCCTTGGTCGCGTTAGCCTGCATGACTGGAATATCGTTGGTTTCCCCGCCGATAATGCCGTCATCGTTTCCTCCTGTTGTTGCGTAATCAACGAATTGGTTGGAAGTGAAATCCACCCAACCACCACCAGTTCTGGATACGATATCGCGCATCCACGTAACGCTGCTAAGCGGTTCCAAAAGGCGTGGATCGCGTTTTTCTAACTCGCCGACCAGAAATGCCATCCCTGTGCCAATAGCAGCGTCATTTGTCATTAAAGATGGCGCAAGGCCATCAATTGTGTGTACTTTTCTTGCCATAGGTGCTTTAGGTGTAGTCATTTAATTTCATCCCCCTTACGGATTGTTCCGCGACAGAATTGTGATCTCAGCGACCTTGTTCGGGTCAATTTTACCTGTTTTCCATTTAACTCCTACCAACTTGACGGTGTTTGTCCCGTCAGCAGCTGCTTCAAATCCACCAACTACACCAGTTGGAATAGCAGCGTTGGCTGCGATTCGGACATAGACATCGCCACCTGCCGTTGGAGTACCTGCGTTGCACACAACAGTCACAGATCCACGTTCGATAATGTCACACGGTTGACCTGGTTTATAGGAAGCTTGAGAAGAAAAATAGTCCGTAGTTTGTTTGACTTCTCGTACTGCTACACCAGCGAATTTAGCAGCAGTTCCATCAGCATCGAACTTGGAGTAGGTATTGTCGCTGTTCAAGACCACGGCTTCCCCAAAATTGATGTCTTTAGTATCTGTTTCCTTGACCATTCGGCTCGTGATGATAGCGTCAACACTTCTAGAAACACTGCCGGGATAACCAAGATTGAGAGATTTTCCAATTACTTTACCTGGCATCAGTTATTCATCCTTTCTTTCGCTCTTTCTAGGAGCGATCCATGTAATGTGGGTTGTATTTCTTTGCGATTTCACGACCAAGTTGTGCAAGATCAACTGTTGGTTTATTGTCTACGGCCGTTTTCTTCGGTTTGATTGCGGCATAAGTATTCTTTGTTGGTTTACCTTTGATGCTTGCAATCGCCGCGTCAGCAGCTCTTTTTCTTTCCGCCGGATCGGTGATAGCTGCGATAACTGGTTTAATCGCCTTCAAAGCCTCAATTTTATAGGCATTATCGCCAGTCAATGCGCTTTTTGGTCGGTCTTCTGGATTGGACACTGGTCCGTCTTCGTCCATATGCTCAACAGGAATCGTGTGGCTTTCCTCTTCGTCGTCAGTAGCATCAGAGCCATTTTCCTTTTCGATCGCAGCAATAGCTTGGTCGATTGCATCCTCTGGTTTTTCGTCTTTGCTTGCATTGTTTTGGACAAGACCAGTGACGAGCTCCGTCAGCTTGGCAACTTGATCAGCTAGTGCAGTAACAGCGGGGTCCTGGTTATCAGCTACTGACTCACTAGTTGTTTCCCCTGGGTCGTTGTCTTCTGCACCTCTCTCTTCTACGAGCGCGTCCACCGCCTCTTTGATTTCTTCAGGTTCTGCATCAGTTGCGAATGCTTTCAAGCCAATTGCAGCTAGAAAGTCAGTTACACGTGATTGCTTCTTTGGTAATGCGAGTCTTTTCTTCATGCCTGTATCTCCTTTCGGATTTGAATTATTTTCAAGCGATTGGGATTGGGAATCTTTTATTGCAACACGGTCTCCAGCTCTCCCGTGTTTCACGACAGCGACGTGGTTACCGCGTATTTGCTGCTGATGATATGTACCGTCCTCAGCAGCTAAATAGACACAATCATAGCCACAGGAAACCTCTCGCTTGCCATCTTGGATTTCATTGATCAAGGTTTGATCGTAAACGACTAGATCAGCTAACAGTAGATCACTGTTTTCCCCAGAACCCTGCCGGACGTTTTGTACAACACCTTTTGCATAACGAGTGGCGTTATCTGGTGCCACAGCTTCAGCTGGATGATCGTCAGTGAGGACCTTTCCTTCAAAGCTGGCAATAGATGTCGAACTGAACACCTCATCAGGGCTGCGATACACCTTCACAATCATTCCTTTTTGGTCGTCAGCTCCAACCTCTTCACCTAGGTATTCGTACCATCCAGTACGTGCGATCGGCACGTTATGGCAGATCAGGAAACCCTCTGGAGTTTCTGTCATGTTTGGACTAAAACGCGATCCGTAATAAGCTCTCACGACTCAACACCTCGTTTTGAAGTGTCTTCTGAATTGTTATTGCTTGAAGTCTGACTTTGTTGTTCATTTCCTGTAATTACTTGCAGAATGGACGCAGATTCAAATGTTTGTTCCACGCTATCTATTGTTTTCGTAAAATTTATCAAGGTTTTTCACCTCCTTTCAGGCAATAAAAAAAGAAGCTTTCTCAAGGCTCCTAATTTGCATAAACGATGTATAAATGTTCGTTATCGACGGGAAATAATCCTGATAAAAATCTCTTAAAACCGCGCTATATCAACGTTTGCATAAACGATGAATAACCGATAAAAATACACCACTAAAAAAACGCCGTCATATCAACGTTTTTGTGTTATCGTTGCGTCCGATAACCTGCATTATGGTAAACGGCGTATGCATAAGATTGTATAAGTCTTTACACTCCGTTTAGGATTTCCCCCGAAGTCCTTACGCGATTTTTTCATACTGCTTTCGATTCTGAACTAGAATCCATTGTTTCTTCGGGAGTATTTACGCAAGCTACTTGTTGCGCCATAATGAATTTTCTCGCCTGATCAAGTATCAATTCAGCAGCGTTAATACTTGCGCCACTTTTGCTAATAACGTTCATCACTTCAATGGCGACTTTTTTGGTGTCGATAATTGTAATCACCATCATCACCTCACATGGTCTTTTCGATTTGCTCTCGCCTTTTAACTACAACATCAATTTCGTTTATTTCCACTACGCAGACTCCAATGCATCGCCCAGGATAGCCGGGATGCGCCTCATTTATTGTCCGCCATTTCGAAAGCAATGCTGTCACTTGCGCTTCGAATTTATCCCATTCTGACGGATCGCTCATGGCGTACCACCCTCCTACATGATTCTTTCAAACTGTTTGCGTGTCATTCGATGGATGCTTCCGTTGTAGTACACCTTTGCTGGCCAACTCACCAAGCTCAAATCAATAACAGGTTCTGGATAGCACCTACAGTTGAAGATTTCACCAGCGTTGTAATTGCCAAAGGTACGAGTTTGTCCGTCGAGTTTCTCAGGAGACGGGGGAGCATTCCATTTAACCAGTACTCCATCCATGATCTTGTGAGAGCCACGAACCCGTGAATCTTCGCTCGTCCGCCAAACATACCAATTAGCCCCTACCGATTCGGCACGAGCTTGTGTAAGTGCTGTAGAGGTCTTGCTGACTTCTGTACGAGCGATTAGGTTTGCTTTAGCCTTAGTTGCTTCGGGAAAATACGTCTTGATCTGTTTGGCAATCTCGTCAGCACGCGTTCCCTTCAGAACTTCCCTAAGAACATGCTCATTAACCTGATTAGCTAAGGTGATTGGCAAGGAACGGATGATTTCAGCATTCCGTTGAACCTGAAAATGAACAGCTATACCAATCGGACCGTTCATCTCTCTAAGCAAAGCCTCATAGATTGTTCGACCATGGCTATTGTGTTTAGCAGCTTGTCTCCATGTTCGGCCTGCATCACTAAAGAGGTGAGTAACCATTTTCAATGCTTCTGCTTCGGCATACTCGATGAACCCAGGAGTATTTACGTAATCCCTGATCCGCCTAAGAATTTCCGAGGCGTCTTCTAATCCCGTTAAGGACTCGCCTAAACTTACTAACGCCCGTTGAATCGCTCGTCGGTAGGCTTGTTCTATACGGCGTTTCGGAGCCCATAAATCCGCCATAGTCTAAATCACCACCAAATCCCAACTCGCCCTGATGAGTGCTTTCATCTGCGTCCTCGATGTCTTTGTCTGTGATATTGCTAAACATGCCAATTGTCTCGGACATCTGTTTTAGCTCTTTCATGGCGATCTTCTGGCTGATAAGTCCAGCATTGTACGTCTCAATGATCGACTTTGTTTTCTTGTCAGCGAGCTCCGCAATTTCCTTGTCGTCTGGCGTACGGATTGGGCTGAACACGTAGTCAATATCGTCAGGTATCGCTCCAAATTCGGACATACACATAATAGGCAGGAGTTTGTCGATGATTGGTCCTAACGTGGACTCCTGTTGCTGTTGAACCACCTCGTAATAGTTCAACATGTCAGACTCACCCGTTGCATTCATTCCGGCAGGAGCTCGACCAAATAGTTTGGTAACGGGAATCTGACAGGATCCAGAGACGTCCAACATGAAGCTCTCATAGATGTCGTTGAGGCCAGAGAAAGAATATTGATGGGTTTCAAACCCGTCATTTTTACCTAGCATATATATGCCCATATTGGACATGAGCCAGTTTTGAGCTTGAACGGTATTGTAAAGCTCTTTCTGCGATCGCTCGTCTCCGATAGCTAATAATTGGTCCATGTCACCCATTTTCAGCACACGAAGATTCGCTAAGAAAATAAGCTGCGCAATGTTCCATGATGTGTTGTCTCGCTTTTTCAACTCGTCAAATACTACCTCAACCTCAGATGCTCCCCAATATACCTCAGCAAGCTTCTCCCAATATGGCAACTCACGACCCACAAATCGGATTATCCTGCTATGGTGAACACGTAAGGTCTGACCTTCGTCAAGAGTCAATTGATACGATTCAGGCAATCCAAACTCTGGATCATCTAAGTCATCGACTAATTCAGGATTGGGATAGATACCCGACCATCGATCAACGATCATCAAGCCTTTTAAAGAACCAGGCATTATCGTATCGTAGTCCAATGGTTCATGTAGGATGTCTTCGTGTCCCTCGATCATGATAAGTCCAGCAGCACCACCATACAGTCGGCCCCACTTTAGTCCCTGAAGGATCTTTTGTCGAATCCTTCTCACACGCCATAACTTGTCCAGTTTTCTGATTTCATCAGGCGGCAACTGAGTTGTAATACTGATCCAGTTCCTTGTCATGTCCTCAGGTATCGTGTCGATGATCTTACGCACAATCCAATGGCTTCGATACAAACTATTCATCAGTTGGTAATCTTGCGAAAGTCGTGTGATCGGATATTCAGTACCTTCAAGCAAATTAGGCGTGCCGAATCCCATTCGCGCTAGGACGTTCTGAAATGCGTCTGTCGTCAGCCCTTTAGGTTGCTTAGGTTCAATCTTCTTTGGAGTCTGTTTAGCATCCGTTGCCACGTTTCTGGGCTTCCGATTTCCCTTGCGTCTACTCAATGATTTCCCTCCTTTCTCTCAAACTGTGTGAATGAATACGTTATGCATATCCGGTTTACATAATAGTCCCTATCGGACTCAGCACAAAACAAAAAAGCCTTGATGCGACAGACTTCTTGGTTATCTTCCTTTTTCTCATTTATACATCATTTATGCAAATCGCTTAATGCCGCGGTTTCTGGCATGCTGACACTAATTATTTCCGAAGGTACAAATGCATAAGTATACAAAGTTGAACCTTCTTATCGCAACATTCTTCGTGGGTTTACGATGGTACGAATCATATAGCGAATGCTGTCCATGCAATGGTCGTTTTGCTTTACTGGTTGTTCAACACCACGCAAAGCTGCTTTCTCATCCCATACATAACCACCAACCTCATTTAGGAAGTTTGGGCATTTTTTGCGATGCACGCGCAATTTTCGTTGAGCCATCAGAGTGGATACCATTCGAATTCCCTCGAGCACTTCATTTTCCGCATCTTTCAAGCGATAACCGCGATTACGTAACGTTGTTTTGAAGCTGGCTGCCGAAGGGTCTATGATCACGAAGCGCGGATACTCTTCACCGATGAACTTTTGGAAGTCGTCAGCGTATTCCGAGTTCTCTTTTTGCTTGCCTTCCTTTCGTCCATCGTAAAAATATTCATCTAGTACCCAGACTGTATCTCCATCATCCCAGCAATCAAGGTAGACTGTAGCGTTCTGTGTACCAAAGTCTATCGAAATGTAGCGTTGCGCCTGACTCTTAAATCCCGGTGGCAGGTCCTCATCATCGAAAGTGTTCAACTCTTTGTCCCACATGTCGTAGATTGCACCCTGTGCAACAACCCATTTCCCTTCGATCATTCGCAAATACCAAAAGCCCGAATAGGCATTGCGGATGAAAGATTTATACTCATCATCCAGGTTCGGGTTATCATCCAAATTGAAGTGATAAACCTTCACCATGCCACTATCGAGCTTTTCTTTGTCTGTGATGTATTCGGTATAAAGGTAATGATAAGGACTGTCTGGGTTTGTTGTAGCGTACAGCTTCGCGCCTTTGACAGAGAGACGGTTTAGGAGTTGCTTGAAGAACTTCTCTGGCATCAGGGTTAACTCGTCACAATAAGCCCCTGCCAACGTCTTACCGCGCAGGTATTTCTCTGACCCTTCATCCTTGGCACCGATGACTTTAATATCCCTACCAAACAAGCGAATCAGACCATTCTGTTGATTATATCGGAAATTATGATCGCCTACCGTGTCAAACAGATCCCGTAGCACGTTGTCATAAATCGTTTCCTTCGATACCCCCGTGATGACCAATAATCCAGGAGGTCCACTCAGAAGGTAATTCAGCCATTTAGGAATCATCCCGACTGTTTTGCCACTACGAACAGCGCCTTCTAGAATATTGATACGAGCATCTTGCTCAATCGGATTTAGGATGAAACGCAGCATCTTTTCGCCAAATACTTCGAATTTCATTCGCGTCCACCTATCTTACTAATACTATCGGTAATCGCTTCAACCAATTGATTCAGTCCACTGGTTGTTTCGGCGTCTTCTTTTGTTTCCAATACCTTGACCTCGGCCCTGAGTTTTTCCACCTTCAAGCGCTGTTCTTCAGTCATGAAGTCCAGGTACTTTTCAAGCTTCTCCAAAGCCTTCATCTTGTCATGAAGCTTGATTGATACGCCGTCTTTACCTTGTTTGACTTCTCCAACTACAGTTCCGTCAATCTCATCACTGTTCTTGAAGGAAACGAAGTTGCGCTTGTATGTTAGCGGATCACCTGTGATTGGATCGGGGATAGGCTTACCTTCTTCATTCAACACTTGCTCTTCTTTTTGTCCAAATTCAAGCAAGTCCGTAATGTCAGTGAACGCAATTTTCATGTACTCAGCAACGACTCGCTGCACTCCAATACCAAGATCATCAACTCTGGCTTCTTTCTGGCGTCTGATTTCTGCTTGAATGTTAGGTTTTCTAAGGTTTTCCCAACCGATTACATGTGCCGTTTTCTTGCTATAACCGACAGCCATTGCAGCACGAGTAGCGTTGAAGTCTCGAAGGTACTCCAAAACAAAAAGCCTCTGCTTTTCAGTCAGAGACCCATCTTCGTTATCTTCTTCTGGTAGAGGATCGGTTCGTTCTATTACCTGTTTGGAGCGTTCCGTAACATTTGGAGCGTTCCGTTCCGATTGATTGGAGCGTTCCGTTGATTTTGGAGCAGTATCTACCTTCGTTACCTGTTGTGCTGTTTCTTTTTTTGTCCACACCTTGCGAGGCTCGTTATTCTCATAGGACCCTACAACACCCTTGAGTTCCATCTGATCAATAAGCCTCGCTGCGCGTGTGTATCCAATGCGTAAGCGCCGCTGTAGGAGGCTTGCAGAAGCCATTTGTGCTTCTACTACAATACTGACAGCCTGATCATACAGTTCATCAACTTCTATTGAAGGGGTTTGCGCATGATGATCTGATGACCCATTGTTTTGTTTCTCCCATTTATCCTTGTTCTTCCATCCCCGGACAGTACCTTCAGATAAGCCGAGTTGGTCAGCTATATCCTTTAGCTTGATATCCCCATTGGCTTGTTTCCATATCTCGAATGCTTTGTCTCGGTTTGGGTCTCTTGCTCTAGCCATTACATATTCACCACCGCCATTTGTTTTATTTATCTAACACTCGTTCAAGCTTTTGGCCTTTGTACACTTGAGACCGATTTTGGCGGAGGAGGTTTTGTATGTGGCAACGAAATCCGTTTCTCCCAACGCCCGTTATACTCGAACAGTTCACATGGAATTAGATCGTTCAAAACAAAGGTTCCCCTGACGCATTCCCAGCGGTCAACTTCTCCGTGAATCACCGTCTTATCTGGCAAGAGTTTTGTAGGGGTTATATATTCTCTGAAAAACATACATTGCCGACATGTTTCCTTTGGAGTTTTCTCCGGAACTTTTCCTTGTTTCGTTTTAAATGGCCACATATCAACCTTTCTGTTTTGCGCAATACAATATGCCTACAATCCAGGACAAATAGAGGGTATGCACAAAATCCAGATATGATACACGACTACCAAAAGCCAACGAAACAATCCCGTGAAATATTGTTGATATCGCTGCAATTATCAACTCCATATATGAATCTCTCCCTTTAAGGCGTGATAACGCGTTCCGATGGATTGTTGTCGAAAAATCGTTTGACTTCATTATCTGCCCAATCGTTCATCCATTCCATTTCTAATTTGCGATGATCAGGAATCTCTGCAACAGGGTTATCTGCCATGCTTGCTTGCATCCTGCCTATGCGCAAACCCATTTCATAGCCACTATCCCATCCATCTTGCCAAATAGAAGCATGCGCTGCTCGTCTAAGTTCTCGTTGTTTCTTGTTGCATCTTGGTTGCCTTTTGCTCATCGCTCATCAACCCATTTTTACTTTCAGTCCATTCCATTCATTCTGGAATCACGATCATCTTAGAATTTTCATCTATAGATAGCTTGCTACCATCCCCTGGTTCCGTAAAAATGCTGGTTCCCGCAGCAACCCGATACTCCTTCGCTTTATCCCAACGTTGTATTACAAGCCCCTTTTCAATCTCCTTAACACATCTATTGATTTCCTTTGACACACGGAACCCACAGTTGTATAGATTGTTCAGTTCTCTTAGATAATCCAATAGCAATTGTACCTCTTCTGTTGTCCTCATCTTCATCATCCTTCGTCATAAAAATAAAAACCGCCCATTTCTGAGCGGCTTTCCTTCGTCGTTCGTTCTCTTATTTTGTTGTGCGTGGTTTTCGGTTGAGTATATGTACCGCAACTTATGATAAGACGCGCCCTAGGTAACGCGAATACTTTAACCACGCGAAAGCTCTGTAAAAGCGAAAGGACCATGAAAGCACGGCCCCTCACTCGACCAGGATATCCCCGATCCCTTGTTTCATATCAGTTACAAAATCAACCTTTACCTCTACCTATAACCTAGTTTACACTAGAAATTTTATGCTGTATGTGGCATCGATGTGGCATCTTTTGAATTCTGCTGGATACTCTCCGGATGTGATCGTAGCTATATCCCAACTTATCAGCAATCTCGTGCAATTTCATATTCAACTTGTCTCGCATAAACGCGACTTTGTATTCAAGACCGTCCATTTGGGCCAAAATACTGTCCAGTTTACTCAACGTCTCGCGCTTTGCTTTGAGCTGCTCATCTACCTGTTGAATCATGGTATCGATTTTATTCATCCGTTCCACAATCCGATCCAGAGTATATGGAACAAAGTTCGACTGCACCCGATCTTTTGAATAGTCAACCGCGCCCATTCCTTTTGGTGCTGTTGAATTCATGCTCTTCAGAAGAAATCGCCTTTCTGTGAGTAGGTCATTCATCCTGGCTTCCAACATATTGATTTCTGCTACCAGTTCGTTATAGGTGTGACCAAAGTTATCTATCACAGTCAAGCTATCCCCTCCCTATTGTTCCTGCCGAGCAGGGATGTTCTGCATTTGCGGCATCGTTTCTTCAAGGTGCATGGCGCAATTCAAGTTCCAAGCTGCCGCAGCCAAATGATCCTCTTGAGTATCGCCAGCCATGTATTGAAAAATGTGCCTCAATGCACTATCCATAAACTCACTGATCGGCATTCCCTTTTCCCAATTGCGTCCGTCTCCGTATTTGATTTCTCCAAGTTCACTCCGGACTGCTATTCGTTGCATCGCTATTGGTGAGAGCAAGTCATATCTGCCTTTTCCCGGTGCTCGATCTCGTTTTGCTCCCGTTTCAAATGTCTTGTGTTGTCCATCGTCTCGGATTCCAGCAGGCATCATTGTCACCACACCTTCACTCCTGAAATATTTTGTTAAATTAACCAATACCACTTTCCGTGTTTCTTGAACTCTTTGAAGTCACGATCGCTTTGTTCAAGGTTGTCCCAATGTTTAGCATAAGTTTGAGCTGCATACACCGTATCACCGTCTGACGACGTAGCTAAAACTTTATGTCCGAGTTGATACTTTAGCATAGCTACATCAAATGATACTGGGACTGCATTTTCAGGTATCTGAATGCTTTGCATCGTCACTTGGCTCCCTCCCCATCTCAATATCCCGATCATATTCCCCGTCTTTCCAGACCTCGACTCCGTGTTCATAAGCAAAAATTCCGTTTTTCATGGCCTCTTTTTTTGCTCGGTCCAGATCGATGCCTACATAAACAATGGTTGTATCAGAGTGATACCTACAATAGGCAACATATATTTCCAATGTCCATCACCTCATCGCAATTTCTGAAGTATGCTCTCAATCCAATCTGATCTGTACCAGAGAAATACAATCACTAAGAATAGGACGACAGGTAACCAAAACACTCGTAACAGAAACTTTTCCCACCATTTAAATTCTTTGGGCATCTTAAAGTAGAACCATCCAACCGCAATGTATAATGCAATTGCTACAGACATTCCGATCAACGCCACACCCCCGACTCATCACATTCTTTCTTGTTCTATCCGATTACGCCGCTGCACGAAGTAGTTTTCCAAATCCTCTGCAAGCTCGTCCCGTTCTGCTGGAGGTAAATCCGTTTGCTGACGTACCCACTCCTGAATTGGTTCAGGTGTCAACCGTTCATTCGATCCACGCTGCTCCTCGGAAGGATTCAAAAACTCTTCCTTAATGAGCTCTTTGGGAAATATGGCTAGGTAAATTGGCTGGTATTTGATAAATGGTCTAACATCCGCATCCTTCAAAAAGTCCGTTCCGAAAAGAAACTTTCTGCTGTCAACAAAGTGCTCATCACTTTTCTTGGTTGCAGCTTTCTTTTGAGTTTTCGCTCCATTGTTGATGCCTGTTACAAAAACTACCCCTAATTCATTCTGAACCTTTTTGAGAAAAACGGCCAAATCATCGACATCTGAAATCACGATATTAGTATCCATCTCGATCACCTCATCACAACTTCTCTTTTACCCCATGACGGTTTAATATTTTCAAAAAATGCTTAATTGGAATTTGCGATTCTTCGCCGTTCTCGTGTTTTTTGTATCGCAACATGCGTTCTTCAGGTTCTCCAATTTTGAGCACTGTTCTCGTCAAAATCTGTCCACCTGGCCCGTAGTGCTGATACACTTCACCTTCGCGTAAATCTTCTGGTTTCATGCTATCCGCTACCTTGTTCAGTATCAGCCCTTTCTTGTCTCTCATTTGTTCCCTAAAGCCCTCGATTCGCTTTGAGGTGTTGGCAAACTCCTCGTCAAATGCTTTCGATTTTTCCTGCACTTCACGAAAGCCGTCCTCCACAAACTTCTCGATATCCTTCACTTGACCAATTCCCCCATTCATCACAATTTCTCTTTTGTTAAGCAGTGATTCCCTTAGCCATCAGGTAAGCCAAGGAGACAGCATGCGGTGCACCCTTTACTGCTGGGGTATTATGATCTAGTTGATACTCCCCGTCTTTAAATACTCCAGCGAAACCGCAGTAGCAGCCGTTGAATGTATGAGAAAAATCAAGGTAAATCTCGTTCTTCTTCGCTTCCTCCACCAGTACACCCATGCTTGTCCAGTCTACCGAAGGTCGGAACACTCGAAACGATGTTGGGGTATCTCCGGTGTATATCGCACACACCGGAAAATCTTCATATATCCGAAACCCCAATGCCTCCGCAACTTTCACATCCAACTCACGTCCTGCTTGCATCCCGTTCCCTCCCACTATCAATTCGATACCAGCGATTTACGCCGCGCTCAATGTTCTCGATCATCATGCTGATGGCCACATAAATTCTAATAGCCATGTATTCCTCGAATTGCAAATCAAACCGTTTTGAGTAGATCGGACCAAGTCGTTTTGTCTCGGTCAGCAATTGTTCGATGGACAAGTCCGCCAAGTCGTCGTAAACAGGAATCTCTTGACCGTCAATCTGCATCCCGTTCCCCTCCTCTACGGTGCCATGTCACTCATTGCTTGAGCGCAATTTTCACACTCTGGACTACCGTCATACGTTGTAAGCATCTTCGAGTCTTCAACAAACTGGCTGCACACAACACATTGTACGCTGTCGTCATTTTCATCAAACGGCCCGATGTCTTCCCCGTAACTTCCCAAGTAAACACCACGATCATGGTTCCAGCAGTTCTTGCACATCTTTTGTCCAGGAGCAAAGTCGAACATGTGGGACGACCGTAGCTTCCGTGATACTTCTCCGCACCAGCCGCATTCGCCGCCGTTTTCATACTCATCCTGAATTTTCTTCAATTGTTCCGGAGTCAGATCCACCGTCCCGACGATCTCTGCTTCCCCAATCTCGATGCGATTCGGTAACCCATCGTATGCGTATTGATACAGTGAGTCTTGTTCGTCGCACCCCATATGGATGTAAAGACGATCTTCCACTAGCAACAGGTTGTAAGTCGTCATTCAAAACACTCCCAGGAATAATTTTTGGAATAATTTGAGTCGATTTTGACAAGTCACTACAAAATTTCAAGTTGCAGCTTCTTCCGCCGATCTGAGAACAGCTTCGCCTTTGCCTCTTTCCGATCTACCGGATGAATTGGACGGCCTATGCAGCAAATCCTAATGTCCGTTCCTACTAGAGAAATATCAGTGTACTCGACCAGCTTGTATAGCTGTCCCTTGTGCCATTGAGTGACACCTAACACAACGGACTTTATAAGATCACTGTCATGCTTTAGGATTACTTCAAACACTGACTCGCGCGGCTGTTTATAAGCATTTTTCTTGGAGATGAAATCTGTTTGCGATAAGTCTTGGCATGTGTACCAAATTGTTAATGTGGAGCCCCAAAGTTCAAACCGCTCGATCCCGATAACCAGCAGGTCTATTTCCCTTACGCGAATTACGTCCCCGACCTTGTGTGGTTGACGAAAGAGTCGGAATTCAGATTTAACCGTTACAATTAATCGATCTGCTGCCACCTCTTCCCCTCCCTGGATACAAACGTAATGATTTGTTTAATAGACCATCATGCTTCGGTAAAATCTTCAGCACCGATCCAGCAAGTCTTTGCTCCAGATTCCCATTCAACACGCAGGTCAACTTGAATCTGTCCTGAAGGCAAGTGCGTTGATTTAACATCAATCACCTTGCCGATATCTCCACTACGAAGTCCACCGTCCTCATAGCTGGATGATACCAACTCTACGCGCTCATGCTGCCACTCTGAGAGTGCAATCCTTTTCCCGTGATGATTTGGACTTGAACAATAATTCTTACCAGAGTGTTTTTTCAGTCCAATATATTTGACTCCGCAACTAGGGCAATAAGGGAGTGGGAAGTATAGCGCACGCTTAGAGTTAGGATCAGGAGCAGTGTACACATCTGATCCCTCTGCTCCATTTTCAAATGACCGCGACGCGTCAAGCAACGCTCCTGCAATCCACTCATCTGACACAGTGTAGAGCACTGGTTGTTTTCCGCTGGCGATTAGCTCTTGAGCTCGGGACATTCCAATAACCTCTCCGTTGTGATTGAAATATGTCCCAGGACAAAGTGACGACCATGCAATAGCTTCCAAAGTTCATTCCTCCCATTTATCAAATCGATTGTATTGTTAAGCCAAGCGTTTGGTCAGTTCGTTATACTCTTCAACCCATTCCGATGGAACTGGACGATTTGCTGCAATATATCTCCCCATCGCTGCGGCAAGATCTTGTATCCTCTGCTCGTCCCAAAATTTTCTAGGCATGATCCCGATTGGCGGTTTTTTCTCATCGCCCTTTTTCCAGCTTTGCCCGCATCCGCATTCCCACCACACTATTGTCCCGTATGGCGCGAAGTAATTGACTGCCGTTCCGCACTTGCTGCATCGTAGAGACATAAGCTTCCCCCATTTATCAAATCGTGTGTTCAGTTAAGTCATGAGCTCGTAATATGCCCTTTCAACCTCTACAAGTTGGAACCATTTCCGGTATCGCTCTTTCGTGATTGGGTGCATCTCTGCGAGTTCTGTAGTGACTGAGTAATAATTTTCATTCTCCGAAACAATCGGGTAATAGATACCCTTCCGGCAGAATGTCTTTCCCCACGTCGTTTCCCCGTCCGTATGACAGAGCAGCAGCTTTAATTGACCCACGCTCTCACCCCCAGATTAACCACCCTACAAATATTCCTATTGCAATGTTCGCTGAGGATAAAATAGCCAACCACGTTAAGAGCCCCTTTGCAATCTCATTACCGATACCCATCATGCTAGAATCGACCTCCACACCGTTGTGTCAAGCGTTTGACCAGTTTCTTGCCCTGTGCGAACAAGTACAGGAAAGGTGCTACGAATATTAACAGCAACGCGAATCTAAATGTGTCCCACTTACTCCATTTACCCCCAAATCCGCTGATCATCCGAACACCCCTCTTACCTGAATTACCGTTTTGTTAAGCAACTGCCTTTAATGCAGTCTCGCAGATTGCTTTCGGTGTAATGTCGTATATTTTTATGGGTATTAGTCCCATAAACTTAATGCGGCGAATATCGAATTGTTCCATGCTCCCAAACTTCTCCACCACTTGCCACGCATCGGCTATGTTTTGAAGTGGGTTCCAGTCGTAGTCGATGTACCGATTCGATTCCTTTTCCACCACACCGCATCCACCCGTATCTCTGAGATAGAACGCTGGGAAAGACTTCGCTTCTTCGTAGAAGATGCTTTCCAATTCACTCCACCCCATCACCTTCGTTGCCAGCGTTTCAATGATCTGCTGCTCGGTCATTTGTTCGTTGCATTCTGGGCATGGCGCCTTCCCATCCCCAATAAATTTTTCATCTTCGCAGTATGTGCAATTATGCATATCCGTTCACCCTCTTCCCTCAATAACTATTTTGATAAACTGCTTTCCAACTTGATGCAGTCGCTTTCCTTTACGGTTATCACCTTGGTTTCATCGATTCCGCAATGAATGATATTCAGTACAGGGACAACATCTTTATGGATTCTTGGTTCAGAACTAAACATATATGGTGCATCTTGATAGGTATTTGATTTGAAACTCTTTACAACCTTAAAAATGTGCGGTGTTCTATTGATCCCGTATGGATAATGAACATAGTCGCCGAAATCAATATGGTTGGTTCTGCCGTAGCCTGTAAACAGACTCACATTCCATCCCCCTTATCTCCCTACACATTTTGTTAAGCTCCTTCGTACAGATGATTCCAGGTCAACTGAAACCATTTATCTGACTTACCCTTGATCCTCTCTTCGTAGAACATGCCAAGCTCAGTTGCATCCTCTAACCAAGGTCTTTCCTGTAAGTCATCCATCCACTGTTGCTGGATTGCTTCTGCTAGTTCTGCACTGATCAGAGGCTGCGGCTCTGCGCCATACATCTTTGCAATGCGCTCGTTCATCCGTTGTGCTTCCATGACTGCCTCAAACAACTGCATTCGTGCCTTGACCGTGAAGGTCCCTTCGCCATAGCAGAGAACCTTGCCGTTCCTCATCCGTCCTGCACGGTTGCGCGGGTCTTTGTACATTGAAATAATCAGCTCGCGTAGTTCAACGTATGGCTCAAACCACGGCTTTTTCTTTGCAGTTTCCTTCGTGCTCTTGTCGATGGTAACCACCGGGCAAACAACGCATCCAAATCGCGCGCCGCACGCCTCTGCAGTCTCCCCTTTGCCCGCCTTCCGCTTTGACAATCCGCATTCACCAGTGGCATCCTTGTATATCTGGCTGATCTCTTCCGCATCGCCCCATGGCGTCTTCTTCTCAGCGAGATAACCCCAGACGTCCTCTACCGTGAATTCCACGATCGGCATGAACGTTTTGATAGTTCTGCCCTTTTCCTCGACTTCTTCGCTGAAATACTTGGTAGAAAGGTGCTTGTCTACACTCTCGGCGCGCTTAGCTGACTCGGATCGTCGGGTTCCAAGTATTTTCATGATTGGCCTGTATTCCTCTTCGAACTTCTTCTGCGGCTCCAGTTTCATCCGATCAGTGCAGTAGAGCCGCCCCTTTGCTGGGAGTGGATACCCAAGGCCGAGAGTCAGGAACATCAGGTTGTTCTTCAAGCTAGCTTGCACCTCGTGGATTTCGAACGGCAGGTTGTGCTTCTCGATTGTCTTCCTCATCCGTTCAAACTCGCGTTGCTTTGTCGGATCAGTAGTCAGGTCTAATGTGGTCTGAGCTGAGACGATGTGAATCTTCCGGTTTCTTTTCTCGGGTGGCAGAGCCATTACCATCCTCATGATCTCAGCTGCCGTCACCGTGGAGTCCTTGCCGCCAGAGTAGGCAATGTACCAGCAGCCTTCGTCGGCTGGATCGGTGTAGGCTTTTAGAAACTCTGCTGCTGGTTCGAGCGTTTTCACCTGGTAGCTCATCGCCTTCACCTCCTGTTTTTACTTACTGAGCATTGTGATAAATCACTCGATCGGCCGATTTGTTCGTTCGACTTCAACGTCATGATCCTCGTCATAGCTAACATCCACAAATTTTACTGAGTTGGAACCATCACCATACGCTAGAGAATCAATGTAGTCAGAAAGCTCTTTTCTGAGTCTGTCACCTTCATTCGACTCTCCCCAGCCTTCTTTGCTACCGTCAGGAGCAATAAAGAAACTCATGTTTCCATTCCAATGACTATTGATTACTGGTGAAACCAACTCTTCAAACAGTTCTACTGCTTTTTTATGTGCCAGAAGGAACGCCTCTTCTTCATACCTGGCTCCAGTCACAACAATAGCGTTGTGTTTCATATAGCCCATGGTTACCCTCCCGTTTCACTTATATATGAGCATTGTGGTAAGTCTGGGGAATCGCCCTCTACAGCGAAATCCCAATAGCATCACATTCTCCTTCGCAATCTTCGTCAGTCATTTTTGCAAGCACTTCCTCTGGGTAACTGCACTTACGCAGCCGTTCGCGGTATTCGTCCGCGGATTCCTCCTGATCTGGGAGAAGTGAAAGAATCTCGTCATGGAGCCTTACTACATCCCAAGAACAATTTCCGGCCACACTTATATAAAGGCTATTCTGTAGCTGATTGAAGGTAATTTTAATTTCGCTGCCGGTCTCGTCATCAAACAGGAATCTGAATCCATTGTCAGTTTCCATCAGATTTCTTTCCTTGATCAAATAGCCAGTATCCAAGTGCTGTTTGATGCATTTAACAAGCAAGTTCTTGTCCTCTGCATTTCCTGCCCAGCAAACCAATTTGTTTTCCATCTTCAATTCCTCCCTATTTATCAAAATTGAGCTTGTGTTCCCATCAATTTGCCTATTCCGTTGGCGAATTTAAAATGTCATTGACGGCTTGTTGGCATTCTTCCTCCGAATGGAACAATTGCGAGTGATTAGTCTGTACCGAATCATTTGAACGATAGCTGGTAGGTTCGATGTAAAATTTCCCCTCAAAGCATTTTCCGTTTGCCCATGTTGTGAAGTGAATTTCTGATAATTTTCCATGCGCCACACTATAGTCGCAATGTGACTCAGATCCATATCCCCGGCAAGTAGGGCAATCTACTAGAAATGTCCCACCCACTACAACGCTCGTCACCTCTACCTTTTTGTCTCCGGCGCACGTTTCGCATGGCGTTCGGGTGTAGTTCTTTTTGACAAACCAAACTTTATCCCCCAGCATAAAGCCGCCCAACAATTCCCGTTTGGTTTGATCCGCCCCTTGTTTGACGAACGTCTTTTCCGCGTCTGCCAAATCCCTCTGCAATTCATGGACTCTTTGATTCTGATTTCGCAATTTTTCTTCCAGCTCACTGTGGCGTTTCATGACGGCGTCGTAGTTATTAATCTTGGCAGCCAATCGGTTTGCCACTTCCTGCTCAAGAAGCTCATTCATATTAGTGTTAAACTGAAAATTTTCATCTACTTCAAAGTCGTGATCATACATTTCTCAACCCACCCTTTTGAGTTTGTGTACCCTATAAGCTGAAGCTATCTACTGCTTCGTCCATAAGGTCTTGATTGATTCCGATGTACCTCAACGTAATTTGCGGATGACTGTGGTTGAAAATTAATTGAAGGGTTGCAATATCCCGGGTGCGTTTGTAAAAGAAGTACCCGAACGTCTTCCGCATTGTGTGGCAGCCGATCTCAGTTAGCCCCAATTTGACAGCCGTGCCGTTTATGATTTGGTACGATCGTACCCGGGTAATTGGCCTAGGCCGTTTCGATGAAGCAAATAGATACTCATCCAGATCCTTCCCTGCCACATACTCAGCGATTTCTTTCCTCAAATCCGCATTCAACTTGAATTTCTTCCGTTTCTTCGTCTTCTTCTCGTTGATCAGTAGATGACTTTTCCCTTTTACATCCCGCACTTTCAAAGGCAACAGGTCCGAGATTCGCAATCCTGTGTTGATACCCATCACGAACAAAAAGTAGTTCCGGTCCGATTGCTGTAAAAGAAGTCGTTTCATATCCCCAATCTTTCCTGGGTCACGTATTGGCTCAACGAAATTCATGCGATTCCCTCCCTAGTGCGATATGATGAGAAAAAGGAGTGTTTCGTATGGAAAAGTCGTTTTACTATTCAGTGCCTTGGTCTGATGTTGGTTATTTGAAAGAAACTCTACAAGCTATCGAGATACCTTTTGTGATTGAGCAGCCATCTGACAAGTTATCTCTTGATGAAGGTTCCGTTGCTTTTGTTTTTCCTAATATGCATGTCAGGGTGTATCGTCATGTTCACGAGCTATTTGGCAGCCACGGAAAGGCTTATCCGAAATGATCATCTGATTTGTTGTACCTTCTGAGTTATGGTGTAATCAACCCACGCCTCATAGCTTTTGTGCCTAGACAGCTCGTCCACTTTTGCTCGTAACCGCTGAATCCTCGCTTCACCAAACCCGAACTCTTCTCTGAGAGCCGTTTCTATCAACCATTTCGCTGTTTTCACAGCCTTATCAGCTTCTTTGTGAAGTTCTGATTCTTTTACCGTAATGATCCTTGCATTATTTCGAATCGGAGGCTTCTTGTGCTTTCCCATTGGCTCATCCCCTTTAGGAAATTTCAGTAACGTACAGTTCAATCCGCGGCTCGAATCCATAAACCTTAGTCGCCTCTACTGAAACAATTTGCTTGTCATCCTGCCAGACAACACCGTTCAATGCGTCTGTGCAGCCTTTGATGAGGTTGTCCAAGTCAGGTTTAGTCATGTGTGCCTTATTAAGTGCGTCCCATCGCTTCCTTTTGCTCCAACTAGCTGGTATTGGCATCACGAAAACCATTTTCAAAGCCAAAGCTGCTGGGGTAGGTTGTCCAATTGACGCTTGACTTGCTGCTGATCCAGCTATCGCCTGCTTGTAGGCATAGTATCTTTTTGCGCTTGGATCTACCCATTTCTGCCGTTGTGTGGTCCTTACAGCTCCCATTGGAGCAACGTTGAAGAGGAATTTTGATGCTTGTCCATTCATTTCTGAGGCTTCCCTCCTCCTTTTTTCCAGTTGTTCACCTTGGGAGATGCGGTTGATTCTCTAATCCAGTCACTTACTGCTTTTGGAATGATCGTGATTGGTGGACCCTTTTTACTCATACTCATCCCTCACATTCAAATTGTTATATGAATTTTGAAATTAAAGTCTAGGATGCGCTGTAATCAACTGTTTACTCCTATCCGTGTATTCAGTCGATTTAAATTCTTTCGTTGAAATTTACCCCGTTTCCGTTCGTCTGGCAGCGTGTTAGCAGTATCGGAAGTATGTCTTCACTGGTCGCTTTGCGTATGACTCCAGTTTGGTTGTCTTTCTGTCCTCTTTACGTTTTAAGTCCCGGCGCAATGATTGCTTGTTTGATTTCATTCAGGCTTACACCCCCGTGTTTTAGTCCTGATAAATCGTGAGTTGGTGCGACTAACATTTCGTCTTCACCTTGGAGGACAATAAACTCTTCTGGCAAGACAGTACTTCTGGCAAAATCTACGACTGTGTATGTTTTTCCGTGGTATTGCAGTTCCATCTCATTCCCCCTCAACCAATCGATAATTCAATTCCAAAGGGTCTCCAGACACTTCTACGGTGTAGTCCTTGCACATTTGGACCAGTCGGGAACCAATACCCTCGTCAACCTTTACAATCTTTTCAAATGACCACTCGGACGAAAGCATGATCGGCTTTTTCTCTAAGTAGCGATAGTTCACGATCCCGAATAGCTGCTCTAACTGGAATGCTGTGGGACCGCCGCGTCCATGCTCGTCCATCGGCCTACCCTTGAACAAATCGTCTATGAATAGTAGCTCGCATTCTTTGAGCATGTTTACACGCTTGTTCAGCAAGTCGAAATCATCTTTTATTTCGTTCCAACCTTCCACCCAAGGAAAGTAAGTGACGGGTACATTTTGATGCATCAAGTTGTTGCAAGCAGCCATGAGCAAATGAGTTTTTCCTGCGCCAGGATTCCCAAGGATCGCAATTGAATTTCTCCGTTCTTTGCGTATCTTCTCAAAGTTCAAAGTGTAGTCCTTTGCTGCTTGCAATAGCTCTTTGACAACGGCTGGTCGTCCATCCAAGACAAAGTTTTTAAACCCTTTCTCTCTGAAATCCTCAGTGATCTTGCTGGCTGCTAAGGTGCGCTTTTGTAGATAGCATGTGCACCATTCCCAACTCTCGCATTTTATTTGTCTCGTTTCAGTGATCCATTCGCCGCCCACTAATTTGGTGAACGCTTTGTCTTCATACCACGTCCGCAAGATACCTTGTGCTCCGTTGCATTTAGAACAAACTGTCTTGTTCGGCTGGATCGAATTCTCGTTTTTTGGTTGGGACTTTGAAGCCGTCAAACGGGCTTGTTCCGCCCTTGCTTGGATTCGCTCCAGAACTTTGTCTAGTCCCTCCATGTTGCGCGCCTCCTTTTACAGCCTTCTTACGTTCATATTCAGCTTGTTCTGCCATAGCTGCTTCGATAGTTTTAATTCCGTCTCGATGCCAACTCATCAATATGGATTCGACATAATTCCATGTTCGTACGTTTGCTTTAATCGATCTTCTCATAGCCTCGATAATCATTTCAGTTGGCAACTCTGTTTCCCAAGCTATGATATCTTGCTGAACCATCGATGGGATTGATCCACCAAAATTCATTTCGTAGAATAGGAAGGGGTTACTATCTGCATCTGCATAAATATCTTTTTTATTACCATTGTTATCATTATTACCATTATTGTTTGTGTCCTTTTGCTGTCCTTTTGCTGTCCTTTTCGTGTCCTCGGAGCTGTCCTTTTTGCTGTCCACATCCGATGATTCTGATTGGTAAAAGCCCCAATTCACAACGGTTATGACGCTAAATTTGCTGTCCGTCTTGATGTCCAAGCAGCCGTCCTTTTTTAAGAAGTCTATATTATTTCGGACAGTTGACTCAGGCATGCTTAATTCCCTTGCAGCCGCCTTTCTTCCGTATACAAATTGACCTGGAAGAAGCTTCACTTTTTGCTTACCTACCATCTGCTCGTGTTCTTTGTGGCTGGCTTTTAATAAGCACCAAGCAAATGTTTTGAATAGCTTTTCGTTTTGGAAAACCGGACTGTCAAGTATTTTTCTGTGGAGCGATACCCACCCATGTAACACCACCTACCACCTTCTTTTTACATCTCATCCTGTCTTCTATAGATGCTTTGTAGCCCACTCATTTCGGCTTGTATCGCTTTTGAAGATTCGACTGTAGCTTTGAACAGGGATTCAGCCAAGTCGCGTTCAAATTTCAAATCTGCAACATTACCTCTTGCCAGATCGCTAATCAGTGTCGCAGGGAAATTTTCAGCTCGTAATTTGAGTATTTCTTGGCGTAATGCAACGCGGTATTCCCGTTCCTTTTCGGCATATGCCTTTGCTTGAGTACGAAGTTCTTTAGGAAGCTTGTCCAGTCGCTGAGATACTCTTCGGATATCATCAACGAGCTTAATGTGATCCATTGGCATTCCCTTTTTCTTTGGACATTTCCTGAAAAGTAAAGTAAGTCTGCTTCTTTACATCTTCAATCAATTCGAACATTTCCCGAGGAGTGTAGCCAAAATCGTCAACAAGTACCGCCATTGTCCCGACCAAAATCTGATGAGCTAAGTTGCCCTTGTCAAACTTCGTTGATTTTGTTTCGTTCATGAACATCCTCCTTGTATAAACTCCTCAAATACTCCCCAATCCGATCTCTTGCCACCTTGCTGCTATGCGCCAATTCATGGCAGCTGACGCATAGCATGACCAGGTTGTCTTCCGTCCCTTTACCAAGCTGAGAACGGTAGATGTGATGATGGCATTGTAGACTGTCTCCACGTCCGCATAAGATGCATTGTCCATTGTCGCGTTCAAATACCTTTGTATATGTTTGTGGCTTAATTCGGCCCTGTTCCTTGCGTTTTGGCGTCCGACGTTTGTGATCTGGTTTTGGGACCTTTCGCAGTTCAAACATCATCTGGCGCGTACCATTTCCCTTTTGTGAGTCGGTAAAGCTCAAGCGTTTCCCATGCCATTGTCTTATTGATTGCGAATATTCTCTTTTCTCCGAATTTATTTTCATGTATAGGTGCTTTCCCATCGATAATCATCTGTATGGCTTCCAAGGCTGTGATTTCTTTGGGGATGATGATCCATTTGTGTTTAGAGAAATCTTTCGAGAATGTGTAATACTTGCAATTATCTCCGCTTTGTTGCCAATAAAAGTCACCTGCATTATCGCAGACCAATTTTAAATATCCGTCCTCGGTTTTTGCCGTTCGTCCAGCCGACAAAATATCGATGATTTCCCCGAATGTGTAGGTTTTCATCACTTTTCCCCCTATCAAAATGGCAAGTCATCGTCTGAAATGTTTATAGGCTTACCAGCATTTGCGAACGGATCACCAAACGGGTCAAAATCATTGTTAGCTGGTTTACGATCCTCTTTGTTTCCGTCGAGGAATTTCACGTTCTCAGCAACAACCTCAGTCACGTACATCTTTTTCCCTTCCTTGTTGTCATATGAACGCGTCTGCATCCGACCTTCAATGGCAGCTTGTCTACCTTTTCGCAAATAGCTCGCGCACAAATCAGCAAGCTTTTGCCAAGCTACGATGTTGATGAAGTCCGTTTCTTTCTCGCCTGCCTGATTCGTACGTGGTCTGTTGACTGCAACGGTGAACGTAGCTACTGCAACGCCATTTGGTGTGTATCTAAGCTCAGGATCTTTTGTTAGGTTGCCGATTAGAATGACTTTATTCATTTGGACCTCCTAGCGAACCGCCAATTCGGAATAGTGTTTGATTCGAGTGATTTTCTTAGTTACTCTGCAATAATCACAACTTTCGCAGCGAATAGGTTCTTGCTCACCTGATTTAACCTGCTTTACTCGCTCGATGTGTTGCTCAACTTTCCGCAATCCATTTTCAATGGCTTCGTAGTCGAAAAAGAGTACTTCATGGTCTGGAGGATCTTGTTTTGTTACAACAACCACATGTGGAATAAGCCACTCTTTCCGGCCCGAGAAAACGCGTTCAACCTCTGCATAGACAGCCATCTGGAGAGCGTATCCGTAATGCTCTAAGAAGTTCTCGTACTGTTGTGTTTCCTTGTTCCACCACTTACCATCAAGCTCTTTCAAAGCCTTCAGATCAGCAAAGATGCCTATTCCTGGTTGGTAACTGTCAATCATGATCTTCCAAGGGATTCCAAATAGTTCAGCAGTCATGATGACTTCTTTTTGACCAGCTAAAGCTCTCATTACAAGCGGATCGTTTTCCAACACCTCTATCATCTTGTTGCAATGTTGAAAGTTGGCTTTAAGCTGTCCTGCTGTAGCTCCACGACTACTGTACAAGTCGGGGTTTTTCTCCTTAAACCCGTCCAATGTACCTTCGTTCCAAGAGTGGACATAATGACCTTCCATGAATGCTGTTAATGAAGGTTGTTCATACGTTCCGTTGAGCTTTGCTTTAGCTCTCGCCTCGCATCCTGCAAAAGCTGGCACAAAATCTTTGAATTGAGAAACGCTTAAATAATGTAGGTTGGCTTCTGGAGAATAGTAATTACTCTTGGTTAACTTCATCAGCCGGTCCCTCCGCGACTTCCTCATACTCAGCGTCGATTACAGTTGCATTCAATGGGCTTTGCTGAACTGGCTTAATTTCTTGGTTAAAATCCATTTCTCCAGCATCTTCAAACACTTGGCGCTGTTCGATCGTGTCAAAATCAAGGTCAATATTCTTACACAAACGTCGCAGCACGGTTTTCTTGTACATTTCACCAGGAGTAACCACCCAAGCTTTTGAATACTCTCCAGACTGTTTGGATTTGCGCGAGAAGTTTTCCTTAATTTTTTCGATTTCTTCTTTACTCATGGTGTCATATGCCATAGTCCCGTCCATATAATTAACTACAGCAAATGCTCCTAGAATTTCTCCGTTGTTAAATGGTTTAGGCCTAAAATTAATCGTCTGATTTCCGGAAATGATCTCTTCCGCAAACTCATCCCCTTCTCGGACAAGTTTTGCGTATACCTCTCGCACTGGCTTTGTGCTGTACTTTTTGGCAAGCTTAACCTCGCCCTTATAGTCCGTTTGAAATTCAACCGATCCTTTATATACAACCGCATAGCACTCTTTGTTGAAGAAATCCAAGCCTAAAAACGCGCCTTTCAGCATTGTTCTTGCTACACTGGTCGGATTGCATGATTCAATATCCTTAGTTTCTTGGAGAACAGTCATGCAGTTCTGAAGAAATCGCGTTTTGTTGAAGCTTTTTGGCATCGCTTCGCGTTTTTCCTCAAGAAATGTTTCTAATTTCTGATGAATCGCAACCAACGCATTCTTCGGATCAGCCATTATTACCCCTCCACTATATCGAGTTCGTCATGCCCCTGCCTCTACATAACCGTTACAGCTCCGTTGACTGCGCCACGCTCGAAATGTTTAGTATTCTCCTGCTGTAATCGTCACGGCTCCCAAATGGTTGAAAAGGCATCTATCGTTGCAAAAAATAGATTGATCCAGTGTCGTAACAAGTTGTCCATCATAAATTTCACTACCGCATCTTTTGTACTCGCAATGAGCTACAACTTTTTCTTCTTGCGAATCAGACAATCCCTGAAAGAACCGATCTAAATTAGCTGGCATCTGCTTCGCCTCTTTCAAAACCTTCTGGATATAACGGCAGCAGCTTTTCACGAATTTCTGCATCTACCTCACGAATTTTCTGTTTGCACTGGTCAACATCACGTTCAACATCTTCTTTCATGCTGGCAATACGGCGCTCGTCCTGTTTCAAGCTGTCCAGCACAAATTCATGTAACTGAAGCTTTCTCACCAACGTGCTACGGTATATTTCTAACTCTTCGTATGTTTTCATTTGACCACTTCCACCTTTCCGTGGTACTCTACCGTTAACATTTTTTGTTTAGGCAGTCTGTTGCGAGCAGACTGTTTTTTCTTTTTCAGCCATCCACATCAATCCAATAAAAGCTTCTGCGCTAATTCGGAGCTGGAGCTCGGGACTTTGCATAATGTCCTGCACCATTTCCTCTGGAGTAGCCAGGTTCTTCATCCTCGGTCACCTCCATCCAAATACCGCATATACTTCCTGACTTCTGGTTCGCTGACACAATTCTGGCTGAAACCGAAAGTCTCAATTCCGCCACTTGGTGTTTGGTAGCAGAACTGATGCACTGTGTGCAAGCCCATCGAATCAGCGATCAATACAGTACGAGTGTAAACTTCTTCCTCCGCCACCGACCTGACCGTATCGCTCAGGATCGTAGCGTGAACACCCATCGCAGTCTGCTTGTTGAGGATTTCAGTTACAGCCAACTCCAGTTCTCTAAAAACAGGTGTAAATTTGCCCATCTTTCATTCCTCCCGTTATTCTCTTGGCTTGTCCATTACGCCATCAGCTTCTTTCTCATAGCTTTTATGCGTTGATGCACCCGTTGTGGAGTAATCCCCATTTTTCTTCCTATTTGAAGATGAGTTAACCCAGAAAGAAGATAGTTTGTAATGATCGGTTCAATTCGTAGCGCCTCTCGTATCCTCTCCTGATTCATTACCTCATCCTCTAAAGAATGTTGGGCAGGAATAACCTCTATAAGTAACGCTCCTGTTTCCTTAACTTTTTGATCGATCCGAACCGTCCGAACTTTGCTTCGGTTATTTCGTTTGTAATAATCAAGAGCGCGATTTAATTCGGATCTTATTAAGACAACCGCATAAGTTGAAAACTTATAATTTAGCGATGGATCAAACTTCTTAATTGCTTTCATTAAACCCATGCACCCAATTTGAACCAGATCATCTTCATCCATATCGTATGGCGGCGTATAGTTGAAATGATTGATTGTGTGTCTAACTAAGTTGAGGTGATCAGCTATCTCGATGTTCACTTTAAAAACCCCACTTTCTTTAAAATGTTTGATTGCATTAGCGCTGCTTTTAACTGGCAAACGTAAGCTGCTGATTCGCTTCCTCTACCTCGCGTAAAAGCTTTCCTTGTGGTGCCCACTGCTTGAGATACTCCTTCGCCCTATCACAATCCTTAAGCGCTGTATCTCTGTAGGAACCAACATTGAAGTATTCCTTGTAGTCACTCCAGATGGAACTAAATAGCTTGTCCCGCAGAGGCTTATTTTGATATGCTGGCGTTTCTTTGCCGCCAACGATTGTGAGGATTTGATTCTTTGCGACCTTCTGTAAGGACAACTGCTGACCGTAATCTATGGTCATGTTGTCTTCGAGCTTTTCAACGCGGGTTTCAATTTCTTGTGTCTTTTTGTCTAAAAAGAAGATCGCTTTGACTTCCGGACTTAGGTTCAATTGTTCACCCTTAACCCTGTAGTAATCATCAACAAGTGTTTCGTATGCTTCCCATGCTTCATCTGTGTTCAGAGACTTCGCGTGAAGCCATGCACCTTTTTCGGTCCAGAGGTAAAGTTTGTTGATCGAACCTTGAAATTCACGATTCGCTTTCTTGAATGACTTCAAATCTTCTCCATCCAGAAGAAAAAAGTGTTTCCCTTTTTGATACCGCCGTTCGTTATAGTTGAAGTTGTAGCTAATTTTGTCTGATGTTGTTCCGTATGAGTCTGCTAACTGAGCAGTGGTTAATACCCGTTGTTCATTGTGTTGGATGACTTGGATTTCATTCATACCTTCACCCCATCGAATAGATTCAGAATCATTTCTCGCTCATTTCGCAGTTGTTCAATACGAACTTTATAGACCTCTTTTTCGAGAAGTGACAATTGATCATTTTCATGCAAATCACAATCTAAACGCGAATGTTCTTGTGCTATCTGTAAAAGGCGTTCGCCATAAGCAGAGTTTGTTGCTAACCAGAGAGCACGCACATTTATTTGCAACCTCATACATCTCCTTTTAGGTCTTGTCCAAGACCGCGACTCATTCACGAGTCGCAAAGTTCCACTTTTGCAGCATTATTTTTGAGCATCACCTTGTCCTTGCGTTCATTTTCCGCAACAATTTCGAGGTATATTTCAATGAATCTGTCAACTGCTTCCTTTGACGGCTCCTGCCTGCCAATTGCTCGTGCTTTAGGCAAACCTCCCTCAGTGCAGTTCATTTGCATCATCCCCCTTGTTGAAGATGTATGCAGAAAGTCTTTGAGGACAACACTCATGAATAATAACCTCCCCTCTTGGATAAGTTAGCTTAATGAGATTGATAATTTTTTTATCAAAGACCACAAAACAATTGACGATAATAATTTTATCGCTTATACTGAAAAACGATAAAGAAATTATCACTTCAGGCATGCTTAATAACCCTGTTGTTATCAAAGTAATCAGGAAAGAGTTTAATAATTGGTTCATTGAAGTAGTCTGACATCTTGAACATTAAATCTCTGCCAGGAGTAAATGTACCGTTCTCAATCATCCTTACGTAAACAGTAGAAATCTCAAGTTGATTTGCAACATAAGACTGAGAACCTTTTGCCTTACGGCATGCAGATAAGAATTCGCGTTTCTTTGACACCATTTCACCTCCCTTAAGTAATTCCGATTATATTTGATAATTTTTTTATCGTCAATAGCTTTTGATAATTTTTTTATCTTTTTTAGGAGGACCATTTCATGAAGATCGGAAAGGTACTAACAGATTTAAGAAATAAAAAGCACTTAACACAAGACCAAATGGCTGATTTATTAGGGGTTAAACGCCCGAGGTATAATGCATGGGAAAATGATATTTCAAAACCTGATATTGAAATGATAAAGAAAATAGCTGAAATCCATAAAGTTTCGGTTGACTCGTTACTTGGTAATGATGTTTTTGGGGAAACAATCCCCACTTGGGCTACAACCAAAGATAAGGTCGACTTTCGAAAAATGTTAGAGGAAGATGGGGACCTGATGTTTGATGGAATACCTCTTAATGAAGATGATAAACAACGCATAATGGATGTATTGACGGGTTTATTTTGGGAAGCTAAGAAAATGAACAAACGGAAAGGTACACAAGAATAAGAAAGCAATAATGACAACCAATAGCACGGTGTATATTACTACTGAGGTGAGACGATGAAGGAAACTATCCGAAAATTGGTCAAGCGATACAAAACGAATTGTCCTTTCATAATTTCTCGAGAGTTAGGTATCCATATTCGTTACGCTGATTTAGGACAGTCTACACGTGGAATATACTACCGAAAACTCCGAAGGCGATTTATTGTCATACACAGCGATTTAAGCTTAGAATGGCAACGTTTTGTATGCGCCCATGAACTTGGCCATGATCGTCTCCACAAAGGTCTAGGTTATTATTTTCTTGAGCAAAACACACTTGTCAACCCAGGTAAATTCGAGAGACAAGCGAATGAATTTGCTGTTAAACTTCTAATCTTTGACGACAAAGTCAGCGGCGATGATACTACCGATGAAATTTGCTTGCGTAACAATATTCCAATTGAAATGGGCAAATTTATTTAACTGATAGGAGGAAAGCTTTTTGATGCAAAACAAGATAACTAGGGTAGTTCTTTATGTTCGAGTCTCAACTGATGAACAGGCAAAGGAAGGGTTCTCTATCCCTGCACAACGCGAACGCCTACGAGCATTTTGTCTAAGTCAAGGTTGGGAAATCGTTGAGGAGTATATCGAAGAAGGTTGGTCCGCTAAAGACATACAACGCCCACAAATGCAAAGGTTATTGAAAGATTTAAAAAAGGGAAATTTTGATATGGTCCTTGTATACCGACTGGACCGTCTCACGCGATCAGTACTTGATCTATATCTCCTTTTGCAAACCTTTGATAAATATGAGGTTTCTTTTAGGTCAGCCACTGAAGTTTATGACACATCTACCGCAATGGGCAGACTTTTTATAACGCTTGTTGCAGCACTAGCACAATGGGAACGCGAGAATTTAGCAGAGCGTGTAAAGTTTGGAATCGAACAAATGATTGATCAAGGCATGAAGCCCGGTGGTCATTCGCCTTTCGGTTATCATTTTGATAAGAATTTTAACTGTACAATAATTGAGCAAGAGGCGAAATTCGTAACAAAAATCTATGAATGGTATTCTGAGGGATACGGTTATAGAGCAATTGCTGATATGTTGAATGAATTGCATGTAAAACCTCGTATAGCAAAACAATGGAACCATAATTCCGTTCGTGACATTCTCTTAAACGACATGTATATCGGGGTGTATCGATGGGGTAATAAAGTTGTTCTTGATAATCACCCCACCATTATCTCAAAACAACTGTACACAAAAACACAAAAAAAATTAGAAGAAAAATCAAGAAAGTCTCCACGGAAAGGGACATTCCCATTAACAGGCATTTTACGTTGCGGAAATTGCGACGAACATTTTATTCAAGGTTTTTATGATCCTCGCGATCAAAAAACATATTATCGTTGTGTTAATTGTAACCGTGTTACGCATGATCAGAAAATATTAGATATACTTTTCAATGAAATCGAAAGGCTGATCACATCTAAAGATTACTTTATTGAAAGGGTTAAACAACAGAATGCTGGACATTTAGATATTGAAAAAATCAGAGGTGAAATCCTAAAGGTCAGAAATCAAAAAGAAAAATGGTACGATGTTTTCATGGACGAGAGCAACCCCATTCCGAAAGAAACGCTTTTTGCAAAGATCAACGATTTGAACCAAAAGGAAAACGAACTACAAGAATTGATTTATGATTTTGATCCTGATGAGGAATCTCCAGAAGACAAATACAACAAGATTAAAAAACTCACTAATCTTCGGGAGCAGTACTTTAGAACTGATGTTAACCGTCAAAAAGAGCTACTTCACAGTTTGTTTGAAAAGGTCATCGTATCTCGTGAGAAAGGACGGAACAAAGCGATAAACCTGGACTATTCTTTGCGCTAAACCTGTTATAAAGTA